GAGAGATGCAGGCAGTTCGCGTACGATACTGGGGGAAAAGCGTTACCCGGGTCCCCTAGGCGCTCCTACCGGGCCGGCACAGGTCGCCGGACCCTACGCGGGAAGGGTATCCGTACCCTCCCGCGCGGGCCGACTAGTTCGCGAACGCTACGCGGTCGCCTCCTCGTCCCCTGCGCTCGCCTCCTCCTCCTCGCGAATCGCGCGGAGGTCGCGCGTCGTCTCGCCTCGCCTCCCGCGACCGACGTACGAGTCGCTCCGGTACGCGACCGCTTCCGGACGGGGCTTCCCGGCCTTCTCGTCCGACTCCGCGCCGCCGTCCCGCGCGATCGCGTAGAGGTCGCGAACCGTCCCGAGCGCGATACCCGTACGGTACGCGATCCGCTCGTATCGGAGCGCGATCGCGTCCGACGCGATCCGCCCGCCGACGTAGCCGTCGGGAAGCGGCCGACCCTCGCGAAGCGCGAAAACGACCGACGCGGCGACCGCGCGACCCTCCCGCGTAGAGAGGTCGAACGGAAGCGGCGAAACCTTCGCCCCGTCCGCGTAGATCGGCTCCGCCCGCCATAGGACCCGCTCCGCCTTCTCGGGAGCGATCCCGAGGAGCTTCGCGACCTCTCCGAGCTTCGCTCCGGCGACGTAGTTCGCGACCGCCTTCCGAACCTTCGCGGCGGGAATCTTCTCGGACATAGGACCTTCCTTCCGTTCGTAGGGTCGCGACCGATTCGCGACCTCTTTTTCCTTCGTCCCGAAGTCTACTCCTCTTTACCGCCCGTAGGTTAGCGTACGGTTAAGCCGAACGGTTCGCGAACTTAGGGGTCCCTACTCGCCGGCGTTCGGAGCTCCTAACGTACGAACTTCGGTCGGCCGAACTTCCGAACTTCGGGCGACCTCGCCGGCGACGTTCGCCGGCCCGAACGGAGCTCGTACGGGACCCCTAACCTTCGCACTTAGGTCGCCCGAACCTCGCGCAACCCAAGACCCTCAATTCGCGACACCAAGCCATGAGATCATTCACCCAAAACCAATAAAACCAAAGAAAACAAAACCCCCAATTGGCGACACCAGGTCATGAGATCATTCACCTCACTACAGAACCCTCAATAGCAGACACTTAGCCATGAGATCATTTACAAAATAACTCAAATCAAAGCAGTACCCGAACCGTGTTGAAACGCGCTACGCTAGGGGTTCGGCGGGGAACGGTTCCCCTCCACCCCATAGAACGGAGAGAAAAATGCTCGGAACTACGATCGAATGTCGGTGCTGCTACTACGAGAATGGCGAGCCCGGCGGTCCGCTCGCCGAGGGGCCGCAGCGCCTCATCACGGAGTCGAACGGGCTCCTCAACACCGTCCGGCACAACGAGCACAAGCGGACCATCCTCTCCATCCTCTACCGCCTCGAATGCGGCCACCAGGTCGCTAGCTGATGAAGCCTCTCGCCATCACACTGACGGGAGCGGCGCTCCTCGCCTCAACGGCGACGACTGCCCTCCCGTACTACCACAGCCCAGTACCCGGACCCAACCCAAACTACCAGACCTACCTCCGGGGCAAGATCGCACCGACCCCGGGGCCATTCCCCGAGAGCCTCAACAACGCCGCTTGGCTCCGAAAGCTCCAACGCTCCGTCGCCAACGCTACCCGCCACTCCATCGACCCGTTCTGGCGCTGCGTTCCGCGGCAGATCGCGATTCCGGACGGCAACGTTCTCTGCGTCCGATTCAGTACCGCGTCCTGGAACCCCCGCTACGCAGTACGGCTCTTTGAGGACGGTAGCTGGACCGCCTGGCGCGTCTAGCAACCTAACGAACAACGAAGGGACTAACAAAGTTCCTTCCAACTCTCCCTATTCAATTACGCAACCCATTTACCCAAAACAATCACGGCAATGCACTACCCCATTTACGGACACTAGCAATATGAGATCATTCACAAAACAAACAAACAAATCAATCCGAAGCAATAAGCAAAACTAGACTGCACGATTGCGAACCGCTACCCTCTAGGTAGGTCGAACTCCGACCGCAACCCGAACGGAGGAACAGTGGAGGACTACAAGAAGTACGATATGTTCAAGAAGGCGGGGATGGAGGACGCCTCCGTCAACGCACTCGGCGTCGGCGACGCTCGCATAGACGAGCGGATCATCCGCGCAGCGAGCGGCGAGGCGTACAATCTCAACTCCGAGAGTCTCATTGACGCGGTCTACCCGGATCTGCCCAAGTCGGTCAGAGGCCCGAGGAACCCGTACAACGACCCGGACAACGAGGCGTACAACGCGCTCTACTGGGCGCTCTCCAACATAATCAACGACCGAGTTGACTTCCTCGCTCGCAAGGGCGAGATCATCACGGTCTGGGAGTCGAGCTTCCAGATCCCTGCGTGGATCACTCCGGGGAAGCTCTACCAGCTTCAGACCTTCGGACTGGTCGAGTACATCGACGACTCTTGGGTCGCGACTGAGGAGGCCGAGGCCAACTACTACCGTCAGCACCAGCCGACCTTCGAGCCCAACGAGCCCGACGAGCCCAAGGTCGATCTGATCGACGTCATCCTCGACAACGAGGGTAGCAAGTAGTCTAACAACTAGCGCGATTTGCGATCGCGCGCTCCTCCCGCTTCAATTAAGCAACGCAATTAAGCAAAAGCCACGTCCTCACTCAGAATCATTCCACCCTCCCATTTACGGACATAGCACTATATGAGATCAAACAGTACTAGACTGCACAATTGTTTTCCGGTACGCTCTAGGTAGGCCGAGTCACAAATGAAAGGGCGAAGATATGATCACGGCGATCATGGTGTTTGAGAACGACAGCTGCCTTGTGAAGACCTACGATGTCCAGGCGGTCATCGACAAGGTCGAGGCCGAGTTCATCACGAAGGACCCCGACGGCTACATCGAGGACAGCGTCATCGTGAGCGAGGCCATCGGCGACATCACGAACGACCTCCGCAAGCTGTTGCGCGAGGACCACAAGCTCCCCACCCTCCCCTAAAGGACAACATGCCAAGCGGGATCGTCATACACATCGAGCCATACCCGAACTACAAGCTCCTACTCATCCAGGACAACCACAACACGGACAAGATTATCGCTCGCTCCCACCGGGATGTCGAGTTGGTACTCGGCCACAGCCCGTGGATCATCTGCAAGGGCGACACCGTCCACTACGAGAACACAGAAGCAACTCCGGAGCAAGACTAGACTGCACAGTTGCGGTAGGCTACTCTAAGGGTACGCGCGGAACGGACCGCGCGAAACGCAACGAACGGAAAGGGCAAAGGAATGTACCCGATTACCTCAGGTCAGGAGTCCTACATCAAGGACCTCCTCGACATTCACGAGGTGAGCGAGGAGCAAAAGGCTGAGGCTCTCGCCCGGCTCCCCCACCTCACCAAGGAGCAAGCCGGTCGCTGGATCGACCGCCTCAAGTCGCTCCCCCGCCGGCAAACGCAAAACGGCTCACAGAGCCCGAACCCGCGCTTCAACGGGTACCGCGTTCAGTACGTCGAGGAGCAGCGCGCTGGGCAGGAGCCGACTCGCATCGGCTACCTTACCCAAGGGACGAACCCGACGGTCAAGATCCCCCGAGGCAGCTACGCGATCAACACCGAGGACGAGCCCTCGCGGATCAACGATCTGACGTTCTTCAAGCTCTGGATCGGTGAGCGGGGCGGTTGGAAGCTCTACGTTCTGGCCTCCGACAGTGAGTACCCGGCGGCAAACCCCGTCGCGGCCCTCGACAAGATCGCCAAGGACCCGAAGACAGCGGCTGAGAACTTCGGCCTCCACATCGGGAAGTGTGGCATCTGCGGACGGACCCTGACCAACGACGAGAGCCGCGCCCGGGGCATCGGCCCGATCTGCGCGGGGAAGTGGGGCTGGTAGTGCCCGAGTTCGCCGTCACCATCGAGAGCAAGGGAACGACCAAGACAGTCGTCGTCTTCACTGAGGACGCCGACGCGGCATACTACGTCGTTGACGCGATGGGTTTGATCAACCCGCCCTGCCTCGTCTCCGTCGAGCCCCACCCGCCAACCGATGAGGCCGATGACGAGGCCGAGGACGACGAGTGATGAGGTCGATCCACAAAAGCTGGCAAAACCGTCGCCCCGGCTTCACTCGCCGAGTGCGGTGGTACAACCCGGACGACAGCGACTTCAACGGAACGATCCGTCTGAACTTTGAGGACGAGTACGGACAACAAAACGTCTACTACAAAACTCTGGAGGAGGCGCAAGCAGAGTTTGACGCCTTCAAGGCGGACGAGTTGAACACCCTGGAGATAAGGGAAGGCAGGTAGCCAAGTGCGGACCTACACAAACGGGGACAGCCCCGGCAATTTCGCAGTATCCTTCGTCACCCCCGAGCCGATCGACAGGTTCACAAGAGCGGCGACGATCTTCAACACGACGATGGAAGTGATCCTCTACGGGATCTGCGTGTTGATCCTTCTCGCCCTCATTGTGTTGACGCTCGGGTTCTTCATCAAGGGCTTCTAGCAATGGCCGAGCCCCACACTGAGGTCGTCGTCGCAGTTATCCCCAGTTGCGACATCTGCCTCTCGTTCCAGCGGGACAGGGCAGCTTATGCCGATGCCAGATTGCCTACTGGCCCTTGGGCATACGTTTGCCAAGAGCACTTCAATCAGTACAATTGCCAATTGGGGATCGGCCGGGGGCAACGGCTCATCGCGGAGGGCGGATCGCGCTAGGAGCGGGGGATTCAATATCCTCGCAATCCTAGACAACCCCCTAGCGGATTGCGGTACGGTAGGCTACCCGTAGCCCTACCCCGCTACGCAACCGCGAGAGAGGCTAAGACAACGTGCTATTCAACATCGAACTGAGGCTCGACTCGGGGCCTCAACAGCGCCCGTTCGATATCGCCAACGCGATTGAGCTACAGAACGCAGTAGTCGAGGTCAACGGATCGGTCTACATCGTCAACCAGGTGAGAGCCAGATCTGAGAAGTCCGCCGACATCCTCAGGTTCCCTGACACGGTGGTCTGCCCAGATTGCGCGGGCGACGGGCTCGACATCGACGGTCTCAACTGCCTGGAGTGTAGCGGTGCGGGAGCGATTCGCACAAATGCCAGCGCCTAACTTTGAGGTCACTCAGTCGCGCAGAGACGCGAGCGGCAGACTCTGGGTTACGGTCAGGCGAAGCATGAGTAAGGATCAGCACATTGAGGTCCCGGCCTATGCGTGCCTCCATGACGAGGATGAGGGATTGTGGCGCATTAGCCCAGGCCGTCACGTCTACATACATCCGGAAACCATCCGATTCCACACGCAACCAGACTCGACAATTCCGGACAAATAGCATATGAGATCATCCACAGGAGGCTCATAATGCTCACTAAGTTCACGAATCCGGATCACTACATCCCTCGCGCGGATCGCTATGCTGCCGAGCAGATCGAGGCGGGGTGGTATGACAAGAATCTTCTCAACGAGGTGGTGAAGCTCAACCGCGAGGACGAGTGGATCAACCGCTTCCGACCAGCTGGTCTGACCTAGCAATCCTCGCGAATCGTTTTGCCGTAGACTACTCTAAGGGTAGTTCCCGACCAACGATGAAAGGGCCTCATATGGGACGTTCAAACTACCCTCCCGGGGTCACCGGCAACGAGCCACAGATAGTCGGCTCGCCTGACTTCGACTTCTGCCGAGAGTGCTCTCGCCCCAACGGCGCGTACTCCGAGGATGACAACTACGAGCTTCACTACAACGACGAGTTCTGCTCGCCGTGGTGCGAGACGAAGTTCACTGCCAAGGAGACGCGGCGCGAACAGTGGTGGGAGAAGGGCGAGTACATCGACCTCCACACTCGGGCCATGGCGCTGTGGGCGTTCCAGGTTGACCCGGGCGACTACTGGTGGGACGCGATCATGTACGAGCTTGGGTGGGACGCGGAGATTCGGAACTGATGAACGCCGCCGACCGAAACAAGCAACTGGACTTCATGACCTCTCCGGGGGACTGGCCGCACTGGCCGATCCTCCCCATCAAGCGTCCGTCCCGCTACGCCTCCGCGCAAAGCGAGAGCGACCCCAACACCTGGTCGCACGCCATCATGGCAGCCTGGGATGACCACCGCTTCACGGTGTTCTTCGTGAACATGATCGCACTGGAGTCGGGCACCCTCAAAGAGATCCTCGGCCCCCTCCCCCAGAAGACATACACAGACTTCGACGCGATCCTCGATGACGACTGGATGGTGGACTAGTGGGGAGCAGACCTCTCCGTGACTGCTACGTCTGCGGCGGGCAGGGCTACATCGTCACAGACGACGACGCCGACGCAGCGAACAACTACGACTGTAAGTACTGCGAGGGCACGGGCAAGATACCGTTTGACCCTTGCATGCACAAGGATGGCTGGCGCTGGTCGAAGTTCTACACCTACCGAACCTGCGTTCGCTGCGGACACACGCAGTACCCGAACGACGAGGGCAACTTCGAGGGTGAGGGACCGACGACATGATCGTGTCGCTTGAGTGCGAGGTCTGCGGACACAACATGAACATCCACGCCCCCACGGACATCGGCTACGGAGCGTGTGTCGAGTCTGACTGTGACTGTCTGGGGTGGGACGGCATCGAGGACCCAGCGTGAAGGAACCTAAACATTTCCTCACCTGCTCTCACTGCGGGTCAGAAGTGCCGTTGCCGCACAAGCTCCCCGAGGGGATGGAGGATGCACTCGTAACCCTCACCTGCCCCTACTGTGGCGGCAAATCGCGGGACTACGTGCATGAACTGACACCAGCCAAGGAGAAGCGCCTGTGAGCTTCGACTTACCCATCGGGACAATCTGGGACTCCCCGGCTTCACCGCCAAACGACGGCGGTGAGTGGAAGCTGACCGATGGCAGTGAAGTGAGTCGAGCGGAGTATCCCGAGCTGTGTGCCGTGCTGCGCGGCATGTTTGGCGAGGGGGACGGCGAGACGACCGTCAACCTGCCCGACCTGCGGCGACGCGGCGGCGGGTGGATCAAAGTGGGAGAGAAGCGCCAATGAGCTTCACAGACAGAGACATGGAGCTTCTCAACAAGCTCGCCGAGATTGCCAAGTTGGCGAGTAACGTGACCTTGGCCGAGTCCATTGAGGCGAAGGACGCCGACGGCATTTTGATGTACGCCGAGGTCGCAGCGGGATCGAGGCAGATTATGTACCACATGGCGGAGGTCCGTAAGGTTGACCGCGCGAAGTTGTGGGACACCTTCGACATTTAGCTACTGAGGCTAACCTGGCGATTACCAGGGAGAAGCTTGACCCCTTTACTTTTCAGTTTCGGTGGACTAGGGTACCTAACGAACACGAACACCGAAACCCGAGGGGGTTCCATGGCAGTCGCCAGCAAGCGCAAGAAGGGCTCGTCCATCCCAAAGGATGAGAACGGCGATCCCGACATCTACACGCTGGTCAACGAGCGTGAGATGTCGATCATCCAGGCCTGTGAGGCCGCGGATGTCGGCATCGCGAAGGGGCACCGACTCCTGTGGGCGCAGGAGGTCATGCACAACCCGGACCTGGAGATCAGCACCAAGGGTCCGCGCGAGCGTCTCGCCAAGAAGCTGTACCGCGAGCGGACCGTCAACAAGGTGCGCTGGGAGCGCCTCGTCGCGCGCACCGGCCTCACCAAGAAGGACGTGATGGACCTCATCCGTGAGGGAGCGGAGTTGGAGGGTGACGACCCGGACGCCGTCATCAGCCGCAAGGCCAACGCGCTCTCCGCTGAGGAGGCGGCTGAGAAGGCCAAGAAGGGCAAGAAGGCCAAGAAGGCCCTCGCTGAGTCCGGTCCGGACGATGAGGACGAGGACGAGGATGACGAGGACCTGGAGGACGAGGACGAGGATGAGGACGACGAGGACGATGAGGACGAGGCCCCCGTCGCCGTCAAGTCCCGCCCTCGCGGCAAGGCACGCCGCAAGTAGTTCTCTCACCTTGCGCTAACTGCGGACGGCAGGCATTTGTACACAGTGGTTGGAACAGGAAGAACTACTGCTACAGATGCCAGCCGTTCGTACCAAACGCATCTTACCCTCACGGACGCAAGGGTTTGATTCGGATTCGTCGCAAGGCTAGACGGACGTGTTGAGGGTACGCTAGAGTACCCCTAGGGGAGAGGGCCACGGTTGAAGGGGTTCACCTGGTCCTCTCCCCACCACGTTCAAAAAGGGAAAGGGCAAAGATGACCACCAAGAGGGAGGACCTTCTGCGGAAGGTCCGGGCCTTGCTGATGAAGGCGAACGATCGGGCAGTGACGCCCGAGGAAGCGGATGCCTTCCGCAACAAGGCCGACGAACTCATGGCGGAGTACGCCATTGAGGAGTTCGAGCTTCATCACGCGGACGCCGACGTCAAGCCGCTCCTCGGCTTTGTCGACTTCGCATGGTTCTGGGACTACGAGCAGGAGCCTGCCGTACGTTCCTCGATGTACAACCTGATGCACTATGTCTACCAGCACTGCCGGGTAGCCATCGTGCCGGACAAGTACACAGAGTTCGCGAACAAGGGTATGCCGATCGTCGGCTTCCCTGCCGACGCTGACTACGCCGACCTGCTCTTCACCAGCCTGCTGCTACAGCTGGCGCGGGCGACGAACCCGAAGCCAACCTCGGAACTCAACTACTACGAGAACCTTGAGGCGATGCACCAGGCAGGGATCACCTGGCCTGAGATCGCGCGGAGGATGATCGACGCGAACATCTTCTGGCCTGGCTACGCCGGGGGCAAGAACTCGAAGCAGATCGAGCACAAGATGACCCGGGACTACCGGGGCTGGGCAGCCGAGAACGGCCGCACAAGGCCGTACCCGAACTGGCAGAAGCACCGCCGTTCGTTCGCCGCTGGCTTCGTTAGCACAGTGGCTGCCCGACTCCGGGAAATGGACGACCGGAACGAGTCAAAGACCTCGGGAGGCGGCAACCCGTACGCCATCGTTCTCCGGGACATCTACGACGCGGTCAAGGCGGAGGTCAACATGATCTTCCCCGACCTCCACCAGATCCGGGAGGAGCGCAAGAAGCCCGGCAAGAAGGTCGCCAAGCCGAAAGAATACAGCCTCGACTGGACGGCCTACGACAAGGGTACGGTCGCCGGCACTGACGCTGAGATCGTCGGACCGGCCGGGCAGCGGGTCAACCGCGGCGGCGGTGGGGAGATTGAGGGGTAAGCCGTACCGGATTCTAAGGGCTTGCGGGGGTAGGTAGGGTCCTAACCCCTACCCCGCCCTCCGCAACCGTTAGAATCCGCTACGGCGGGGGAGAAAAGATTGTCTAAGCGAGTGGCCCCTCCGAGACGCCGGGCGAAATGGATCCGGAGCAAGCGATTGCCGCCGGGTACCGTTGTTGAGCCGACCCGATCAGTGACGAGTTCTCTTGGCAATGTGTCATTGGTCGGGTATCACGCTCGCACCACGAAGCTCGTCATGATGGACCACTTGCGAGGGGAGCGCCTCTTTTGGGTAGTCTGGATCAACCCTCCCCCTGGGAAGGTCGGTGCGTGGCTCCCAGGTCGCATACTGAAGAAAGTTCGGCCGCAATACTAGACTCGCGAATTGCGGTTCGGTAGTCTACGGGTAGGACGAATCCAATGTTGAGAATCTCCGTCACTGGCATATCTGATCCGACTCCCTTGGAGTCCGAGTACGCTCGGCAAATGATCACGATGAGCCTACGACACTCTACCTCTGAGATCAGTGAGTTCTCGACCGGCGGCGCTCATGGGATTGATACGATCGCTGCGATCGTCGGCTTTGAGGTTATCCCGAGCGCCCACCACCGCATCTGCTTCCCGGATAATGACCCTTGGAATACCGGGCTCTTGGACCTAGAGGTAGAGTTCACGGAGTACGTCGCCTGCCCGACCTACATGAAGCGGAACGACGCACTCGTTGCTTTCTGCGACGTGTTGCTCGCGTTCCCGCGCTCCCCCAAGGAACTCGGCATCGGGTCGGGCACTTGGGCAACTATCCGGCGGGCTCGCAAAGCGAACAAGGGTATCGTCATTACTACGCTCGACCAGACGCGGAAGTGGACGGAGTACCCGAGTGAGTGAACACAGTCGCGAGGAACTCCTCGCCATGCGTAACGACTTGATGAAGGACATCGATGAGATGGTCGGTACGCTCGCTTGGCTCGATGACGAGATCAAAAACCTGCCCCCGGAGCCCGAGCCGGGCGCAAAGCGCCGGTACACCTGGATCTCCAACGAGCAGGTACGAGATACCGTACGCAAACTCGGCGAGCCAACATCGGCCGAGATAGCCGAGGCACTCGGTTGCTCGCCCTCGACGCTCGCGTACAAGTTAAAGCCGCTCTATGAAGCGGGGACGCTGATCCGTATCAAGCGTAAGGGCAGGGTCCATTACAAGATCGCGAAACCGCAACGCGGGTCTACACGATCAGTAAGTAAGCAACTGCGGCCCCTCAAGTTAGTCTCGGCAGGCGTCCCTAAGACGGGCAAGAAGAACCCGAAGCTCATGAAGCGTCGGGGAAAGATCAAAGGAGTAGGCGGACATTGACGGTCTACGATACACCTATGCAGATCAGAGAGTTCAAGATCCGTTGCGTCTACTACGCGCTGCTCTGGCAGCAGCGGGGTAGAAAGCTCCAAGACCTCGGGATCAGGAAGGGCATCCCGACGCCGCTCCAGGTCTTGCGTCGCGACTACAACTTCCGAGGGCGCCGTGTTGAGGACGGCCTCTCATTCTGCGAGTGCCTACTAATCAACAAGACATACTGAAGTGAGGGACGGTAGCTCAGTGGTAGAGCGGGCTCCGGCAACGAGTCGCGTCACGGGTTCAAGTCCCGTCCGTCCCATGTCCCATAAACAACGAAAGGAATCATGGCAAAGTGGATCGCGGTTCTCGCCATTATGGCCGGTCTGGCCGTTGGCGCGAGCTACTCGACCGAACAACCCACCGTGGTCGAGCAAAACGCAGCGCTCAGAGCGCAACTCAAGAAGGAACGACAGGAGTTGCGAACCCTACGCAAGATCGCGAAGCCGATTCTCAAACCCACCCCCGAAGGCAACAAGAACCTCGCCCGAGCATTCTTCGGAACGTCGTTCAGTTGCGCCGCCGAGATCATCAACGGCGAGACGGCCGGTACCTGGGACCACCGGATCTGGAACTACGACGGGTCCGGCGCATACGGCCTGGGGCAAGCACTACCCCGTAGCAAGATGTTAGCATACGGGAAGGACGCATACACAAATCCCTTGACTCAGATGGTCTGGTTCAAGGCATACGCCAAGGAACGGTACGGGTCAGTCTGTGGGGCGTCTGCCCACTGGACTCCCAGCCGCTCCTGGTAAGGGAGCTCACATGGCAGTAGAAACGAGGCGCAAGAAGAAGCGCCGACAGCCCGTCATCGAGGAGGTAGACGCCTACACCAAGGCGTTTGAGATCGATGAGCAGATCCGCGAGTTGGAGAACGACATTCGCGAGAAGCTCAGCGACATTGAACTCCTGAGGATCGAGCGCGATCACGTGCGGCCCGACGTTCGCAGCCTAGGGATGAAGGGGACGCCACAGGCGGCCATCACCTGGGAGCGGAAGCGCGAGTGGATGTACAAGGTGCGGCGCTTCACTGTCCAGCTGTACGCCGGGTGGCGAGGGAGCGACAACAACGCCGCGAACTCGGACATCCAGCGACTCGTGAACAAGGGATTCATCGAGTGGGTCCCCGGGACCAATCGGCCGAAGTCCTACAGGCTCGTCGCCATCGAGCGAAAGCGCCAGGAGCGGACACTCCGGGCAGAGGGACGGGAGAATGAGATCCGGGTTCCCAAGGCCAAGTAGCCTCGCGCGGGCGCGGCCGGGCGGGTCATCACCCGAGTGGGACTCTATCGCGAGAACCTGAAATCACGTCACTACCTGGTGATAAAGATTTTGATAAGACTTCTCCGTACGCGAGACTTCCACCCACGGATGCCCGCCCGCCCGCCCGCGAGGGAACCATAACAATACTAGACGGACGTGTTGAAAGAGAGTACGCTCTAGGTAGGTCGGGACCCCCGACCCAAAAGGGCTACGAAAGGTGGAAATGGTAGCGACGGTTGACATCGACGGCCCTCGGCTCAAAGTCGAGTTCGGGTACAACCCGATTGCGATCGATGCCATAAAGCAGATTAGCGGGCGCAAGTTCGTCCCCAAGGACCGAGGCGGTCCCCACTGGACGATACCCGCGAATATGCGGAACGCTCGTCGGCTACGAGACATCTTCGGAGAGCAACTTCGTCTAACCGATGAAGCGAAGGCTTGGGGAAGGAACGCGCGCAACGCCGAGGAGAAGTTGCTCTCGGTCGCGGGCGCTGACGACGCCCAGCTAGAGCGTCTCCCAACGCTCGCTCCGGATTTGTTCGGCCTCGTCTCAACGAGGACGTACCAACGAGCGGACATCAGCTTCCTCGCGCAGACCAGCGCGTTGAACGCGAATCAACCGGGCCTCGGCAAAACAGTCGAGACGCTCGGAGGCATCATCGAGGCCGGTATGCTAGACGGCCCCCATCTGGTCATCGCTCCGCTCACCTCACTGGACACAGTGTGGAGCTACGAGCTTCGACGCTTCCAGCCTCATGTAGTGCTGGTCGCGGGAGGCGCGGATCGTCATACGAGTCTCCGCATCGCGGCGGATTCGTACAAGAACGGAATCCCGTTCTGGCTCGTCACCAACTTCGATACCCTTCGAGGCAAGGACGGCGAGTGGCTCACTGAGGTCGATTGGACCTCGGTTACCATCGACGAGTTCCACAAGGCGGGACTCTCCAACAGCAAGACGAAGTTCTCGACCAGAGCGTTCAAGCTCAAGGCGAAGCGACGCTACTGCCTAAGCGGAACACCAGTGGGCGGTAAGCCCATCAAGCTGTGGTCGGCACTTCACTTCCTCGATCCTCACTCGTTCTCGAATAAGTGGAACTGGGCCAAGGAATGGCTCGTTACCTCCAACAACGGGTTCGGTTGGGATATCCGAGGGATTCAGGAGGGCAAGGAGGACGCCTTCTATCAAACGCTCCGACCGTATATGGTACGGCGTACGAAGGATGAGGTCGCTCCTGACCTCCCGCCAAAGACGTACGTTGACGTTTGGTGCGATATGACGAAGAAGCAGGCCAAGTTCTACGACGCTATGGCGACCCGCTACGAGATTCAAATAGACGAGGAGCACCTCAGTGCGACGAACATCCTCGCTCTGTATACTCGGCTAAAGCAGTTCGCGGACGCCAGGTGCGACATCATCGCTGGGAACGTTGCGCCGACGACGGATAGTGGGAAGCTGCCGGCGCTCCTCGACCGGCTGGCGGAACGCGGGATTGACCCCGACGACCCAACCGGCGACGCGCAAGCGGTCGTCGCCTCACAGTTCAAGAGCGTCGCGAATATGGTCGCTCGGTACCTGGAGGAGTGCGGGATACCCGTAGTGTTGATCTCGGGCGACGTCAAGCCGAAGGACCGCACTGAGATCGTCCGTAGCTTCCAAGAGAAGGACGGTCCCAGAGTTATGGTGATCGTCACAACGGCGGGCGGCGTCGCAATCACGCTTGACCAGGCTGACTCGATTCACATCTTGGACGAAACCTGGACACCCGACGATCAGGAGCAACTAGAGGATCGGATCCATCGCGTCTCTCGCGTCCACAACGTTACGGTCTACAAGTACCGGAGCAACAACTCGATCGAGCAGTATATCGCCGGAGTGAACTTCGACAAGGCGATGATTAACCGCAACATCTTGGAGCTACGGAGGAAGGGAATCATCCACGGCTGACCGAAGCTCACATTACGGGAAGCACTCCAAGAAGCCCCGCCTTGCGCCGGGGAGGCCAAAGCGCAACTTCCGCAAGGACCGCAAGCCGCGCCCGTCGGACCATCTTTTGGTGTGTCCCTATTGCGACTTTGAACTTGACTTCGAGGAAGCTGCCGAGGATCGGTACGGCCGCGAGTGCCATGTTGAGTGTCTGCCGCCTACTAAGAAGCAAAGAAGCAGATCAAAGGCTGAAGCTGAAAAGAAGGTTGAGGAGTTTCTCCAAACGGAGTTTCCGGAAAATCCGGATCATTGAGGGCCTTTACGGGAGACTTGATCTAGGGTAGAGTACCCCTCTCGACTCCCACCGTGACCAAAAAAGGGCTAGGCAAAGGGTGATGCCGACCACACTGCGTACCTCCGAGCGGACGACCTTCACCACATGTAAGCAAAAGTGGCATTGGGCGTATAACAGAAACCTCCGACCGAAGCAAGAGTCTCCCCATCTGCGCTTCGGGAGCCTCGTTCACAAGGCGCTGGAGCTACGCTACCCGCCCGGCAAGAAGCGAGGACCGCATCCGGCGGAATCCTTCCAGTTCCTCTATGCCGCCGAACTCAGAGAGCAGGAGTCGATAGGCTTCCGCGATGAGGACGGGAAATGGCAAGAGGCGGGAGAGCTAGGCACTGCCCTCCTGACGGCCTTTGTTGAGGAGTTCGGGGAGGATGATCAGTTCGAGGTCATAACGAGCGAGCAGACTTTCGCAGTACGGGTAATCAAAGGGCTCACGTACGTTGGTACGTTCGACGGGGTTTGGCGGGACCGGCTAACCGGGCAGCTGCTTCTGAAGGAATGGAAGACGGCCGCACAGTTCTGGGATCGGCATCTGCCGCTAGACGAGCAGGCCGGTAGCTACTGGGCGTTTGCGCCGGTGTGGCTGAGGATGAACGGGCTCCTCGGGGAGAACGACCAACTCCGGGGAATCCTCTACACCTTCCTCCGCAAAGGTATGCCAGACGACCGGCGGACCAACGAGGAGGGGCTCGCGCTCAACAAGGACGGGACGGTTTCCAAACGGCAACCGAACCCTCTCTTCAAGCGCGTCCCAGTCTACAGAGACCGGAAGGACCGCATGAACATCCGGCGGCGGATCGTCGCCCAGTACCATGAGATGGAGGAGTTGCGGAAGGGCGAGCGTCCCATCTACAAGTCTCCGTCGAACTTCAACTGTGCGACCTGCCCGTTCTCCGATCCCTGCGAACTCCACGAAACGGGCGGAGACTATGAGCTACTGCTCCGCGCCGCGTTCGATGTCGTGGATCAGTATAGCCCATATGAGATTCTCCACGAGGGTAAATAGCCGGAAGATCAATCCGTCTACAAGCCCTATCCGGCCCTAGGAGACTTGCGTAACGCGCGGGAGTACCCTAGAGCCTACCCCGAATCCGCAACCGTTAGAAAGCTGTATAGTCTATGGCCGTCCGTCGCAAGAAGTCTCCACTGCCCTCCGATATCCAAACGGTGGGCTCCTCCGGGAAGATCAACATCATGCTCTACGGGAACCCCGGAGTAGGCAAGACTCGCTTCATCGGGACTGCCCCTGATCCAGAGCGGACTCTCATCATCCGCCCGCCGATTGACCATACCGACTCCATCAGAGAGACGGGGGTCAAGGAGTGGGTCGTCCGCGACTGGACCAAGATGTTCGAGGCTCTGGAGTATCTCCGCGAGACTCAGGGCAGAGATTGGGATTGGGTCTGGCTAGACTCAATCTCGCTATTCCAGGACACTGGTCTCGATGACATCTGGGCCGGGGTCATTGAGAAGAAACCATCACGCAAAGAGTACGGCCTGGACCGCGCCGAGTACGGGGTCAACATGTTCCGTCTCGGGCAGTGGGTCCGTCACATTGTAGGGATGGAAGCCTTCCACTTCGGGATAACAGCTCACCCCACCGATGTGGATGATCCCTTTGACGACGGCGGGTTCAACATGCTGATGCCGTACATCCAGGGGAGGAACATGTCCCCGAAGATCTGCGGCTATATGAACATCGTCGCCTATATGGACGTTCGGAAGAACAAGAAGTCTGGCAAGATGATCCGGACGATCTACACAGACGAGGGTGACAGAGCGTACGGCAAGGACCAGTTCGGAGCCTTGCCGGGCGGAAAGATGAACTATCCGACCATCCCCAAAATGCTCGATCTCATCTATGGGGACAACCAGTAGGGGGTTCAGTGGCAAAGGTACGTTATGACGTGAGCGATGTCGAGGCCGGGGGCGAACAGCCTCAGCCCGGGATCTACAAGGCCCGCATCGTCTCGGCAAACCGTCGCGACACCGATGGCAAGAACGACATCGAAGTCACGGCCGAGGTCATCGACCACAAGCGGTTCGGCGGCGGCAGGGTCTGGGCCTACGTCCACATGGGCGAGGCGAGCAAGTGGAAGTTTCGCGAGTTCACCGACGCGCTTGGGCTGCGGGCAAAGGGCACGCTCGACACCGACAAGCTCGCCGGCAAGGAGCTGGGCATCGTCGTCGTCGGCGACTCCTGGGAGGGCGCGTACAGGGCGCGGATCAACCGCTTCCTGAACCTGGATGCGCTGGACGAGGAGGAGTTGGACGAGGACGAGGAGGACATCGAGGACGACGACGACGAGGATGAGGAGGAGGAGACTCCCAAGGCGAAGGCCAAGAAGGGGAAGGCAATCTCGCCCAAGGCCAAGGCCAAGGACGACGACGAGGATGACGAGGACGAGGAGGATGAGGACGAGGACGAAGATGAGGACGAGGACGAGGAGGATGAGGACGAAGATGAGGACGACGAGGCTGAGGACTACAACGAGTGGGCTCTGAACGAGCTCAAGGAGGAGTTGGAGTCGCGCGGCCTCCCGACCAAGGGCAGCAAGAAGCTCCTCATCAAGAGGCTGGAGAAGGACGACACTTCGGCTGAAGACCCGTTCTGATCCGCTAGGGGCAGGGGGCGGGGCAACACCCAGTCCCGCTCCCAGCCCACTCTCTTAGGAGCAAGTCATGAGGTACCCCCGACTTGCGCCCTTGCGTCCCTATCTCATAGGCGACGAGCCTGGAAGTGACGGCGAATGGGCGCTGCACTGCCCGCTCCATCCAGACGAAAAGCGAAGTGCGTCGCTTAACGTCAAGAAGGAGGTCTTCAACTGCTTCCGTTGCGGCGGCCTCTCCCTGCGTCAACTTCTGAGAAGGAAGGATGAATGGGTAGGAGGTCCCGCTTTGGACCCGAGCCGCGAGGCTGATAGGCTGCCTCATGAGGACCTAATCTCCCAATGGAATGTTCGGTTGCTCACAGACGAGCGAGCCCTGGAAAGGTTCACAAGTCTCCGCGGACTCAACCGGGATACGATAGCAGAGTACAATCTCGGGTTCGATGGCCGGTACTACAAGATCCCGGTCTACAACCGCGAGGGCGTTCTCATCAACGTCCGGACCTATAACCCAGGCGCAAAGACGGGCCGCAAGATTTGGTCCGTCAAAGGGCACGCTATGGCCGTGCTCTATCCGGCGGCAATTGTAGACAATATGCCATATGAGATCATCATTTGCGAAGGTGAACTCGACGCACTCGCCTCGATCCAAAACGGGTTCCCGGCTATCACGCGCACCGGGTCCGCCCGTGAATGGAAGGACGGATGGAACCGTTACTTTGAAGGCAAGGCTGTCTACGTCTGTCACGATCGCGACGAGGCAGGAGAGCGCGGAAATGCCATTGTGGCTTCTCACCTTAAAGAGATTGCTGAGAAGGTTCTTGAACTGGTTCTCCCGTACCCGCTGACGGATAAGAATGGCAAGGACCTAACTGACTTCTGGAACGACCACCCTGGCAAGCGCGGCAAGATGAAGGGGCTGATGCGACGGGCGCTCCCGCTCGTCAATCGCGAGCCTCCAAAAGCGGTCAGAGAAAACGCCGACATTACGGAAGTGATCCGCGCTGCCAATGTAGGGCAGATGTTGCGGTTTACCGGCAGCGTGCGCGGAAAGTCCGACAAGAAATACTTCATCCCGCGTAGGGTCAAGTTTGAATGCTCCCCTGAATCTATATGCCCACATTGCCCGTTCGACCACAAGGGCGGAGAGATTGAGATTGAGGCTAACGATCCTGTTAGCTTCAAATTGATGAATGCTAGAGACGATGAAGTTATCAAGATGTTGAGAAGGATTGCCGGGGTTCCGGCCAAATGCGACGTTAAGCCCACGATTGCCGAATATCACAGCATTGAGACAGTCTTTGTTAAGCCAGAGTTGTCGAACCTTAACGGTCACTCGCCCAACATGAACTTCGTAGCGTTGACGGTAATAGGACACTCCAATCTACCGAGCAACGCTACTGCCCAGATGACCGGGGCTCCACACCCGAACCCGCGTACCCAAGAGACGGAGTTCTTGGCATCCGGGTTCCAAGAGGTACGGAAGGTAGATTGGGGAATGCAACTGCCGAGGGAGCGGGTCGATGCCCTCAAGCGTACCTTCCAACCGAGGAAGGGGCAAACTCCGTATGCCAAGCTTCGTGAGATTGCTCGGGATATGTCGCATCACGTGACGCGGATCTATGAGCGTCCGAACCTTCACATCCTGATGGACATGGTGTGGCACTCAGTCTTGAAGTTCAATTTTGAAGGGCAACTTGTGACGCGGGGGTGGATGGAACTTCTCGTCATTGGAGATACCCGGACTGGCAAGTCCAATATCGCCAATAGGCTAAAGGGCCACTATCAGGCAGGGGAGATAGCAGTCTGTGAAGGGGCATCCTTCGCGGGGCTATATGGAGGAGCCCAGCAAGTAAAGGGCGATTGGAATATCACATGGGGAGTTATTCCTGCTAATGATGCTCGTCTCGTAGTTCTGGATGAGGTCAGCCATCTGAGTAAGGATCACATTGCTCAGATGTCGAACGCGCGATCATCTGGAATCGCCTCAGTCCAAAAGATCGCTGGAGACGAGACGCTAGCAAGAGTTCGGATGATCTGGATGGGGAACCCTCGGGCCGAACATACTGACATGTCGAACTTCCTTTATGGCGCCAGGGCTATCGCTGAGCTGATCGGAACGCGAGAGGACATCGCAAGATTCGACATGGCAACTACGCTTAGGTCCGACGACGTGCCGTTGGAGAGAACTAGCAAAAAGCCTATCTCTGGCGAACCTAAGCACGACAGTCAAGATTGCTCAGACTTGGTACAGTGGGCGTGGACAAGGAAAGAGTCGCAAGTGATCTGGGACGACGGGGCCGAACGGACAGTGCGTGAAGTCCAAAGTAGGTTCAGCGATGTCTACCCGGATAATCCACCTCTCTTGATCAGCAATGACTCTTGGGTCAAGATCGCGCGAATGTCAGTATCGGTAGCTGCTCGACTCTTCTCAACTGATGATGGAGATCAGCTGATCGTAAAGCGCGAGCACGTCTTGACGGCCGAGAAGATTATTGATATCGTCTACGGCGCTCCAAACTTCGGCTTCAAGATGATGGGTGACAAGACGCATCACGAAGAGCAACGGACTAGAGACTCTGCTGATGTCCTCGTAGAAATCTTGCTTGGGACTAGGAACTTGCTCAACTTCCTGATTGATATCCCGGGTGGAATGTTTACAACCAGGGAGCTAGAATCGGCAATCGGGGACTACGGGGCCACAAACGAAAAGATCAGCCAACTTAACGGATTGTCAGCGATCCGATCAACTGGAGGTAACCACATCATCAATCCGGCTTTCCGAGAGATCATTATGGAGACTCACAGAAAGGAAATGGGTGGCTAGAGTAGCAGTGCTCGGTTGCGGACCGGCGGGGCTCCTCGCAGCCTACGCTCTGGACCGGACGAGGCAAAACTATATGATCTTCTCGCGCGTGAAGAAGAGCATCATAGCGGGTGCACAGTACCTTCATATCCCAATTGAAGGGCTGACGGCCGACGAGCCAGATTTCCGAATCAGATTCGAGAAATGGGGCACCGGCGAGGAGTATACTAGGAAGGTCTACGGAAACGAGCACCATCCATCCTCCTGGAGCAGATGGGAAGAGGAAACCCGCCCAGCATGGGATCTGAAGGAAACATACGATCTTCTCTGGCACATGTACATCCAGAAGATAAACCACGTCAATGACATCGGAGTTCCGACCGTTGATCGCCTCTTGGATAAGTTCGACCTGGTGATCAATACCCTGCCCAAGATGGCAATCTGTAAGGGTCGGCACGACTTCACGACCCGCATGGTTGAGATTGAGCAGGTGGACGGTCAGATCGTTCCGAAGAACACGATCATCTATAACGGGCTGCCCAACTACCCCTGGCACAGAGCGTCGAACATCCAAGGGATCGCTCACAGAGAGTACGTCCAAGGATCAGAGCGGAGCTACGGGCACCCGTTCGCCAAACCCCAAGCGAACAACTGCGACTGCTGGCGGACGAACGTCATGCCGGCGGGAAGGAACGGCAAGTGGCAGAGGGACGTACTTTCGCACGAGGCTTACATCGAGACGTTGAGGTACTTCACAGTATGAGGTGCTCAAACTGTAGCCATACTGTTCATCCGATCCTCGCCCTCGACATTGACGGTACGCTGGCTGATTATCACGGCCACTTTGCCCGGTTTGCGGAAGCCTACGTTGGCTCTGGTGAGAGTGTCTTGTTCCCCAAGGACTACACCGGCACCTACTCGTTCCGAGAGTTTGTCTGTAGCAAGCTCGGGATCAGCGAGTATACTTGGCGGGATATCAAGCTTGCTTACCGCCAAGGCGCTCAGAAGCGTTCCCAGCCTATTCGGGCAGGAGCGCCAGCCTTACTGCGAACGGCGAAAAAGTTGGGTGTCGAGGTCTGGCTGTGCACAACGCGACCGTACCAGCGACTCGACAACATTGACCCGGATACCCGCTTCTGGCTGGAGCACAACGGTTTGAACGGATACCGAGGTCTGCTCTACGATGATGACAAGTATGCCCAATTGGCAGACCGGGTAGACCGCGAGCGAGTCATTATGGTCATAGATGACCTCTATGAGATGTATGACCTCGCGGTGCAAGAGTTCGGAGTCAAGGTGCCCGTGTTGATCCGGAACGTTTGGAATCGAGACGTTGACCGACCGGCGATCCCAAGTCTGTACGCAGCGACGGATATCCTCACCGAGCGAGCGGAGGTCTGGCGTGCCCGATACGCCACAGTATAGCGAGGACCAGCTAGCGGAAATGCGCAAGGTCGCTGCCCTCGATACTCACAGCGACGTGTTCGATAAGGCTTGGGGGATTTACCTGGAGAGGTACAACACCTACGGAGACGCGTGGGCAGAGTATCCCTTGGAGGATGCACTTCTCCATATCACATCGAAGGCAGCAAGGGTCAAGGCTGCCGCTGAGACCGGGAACACGGAGGCCGCGATCGACAACGCGCTCGACTTGATCAACTACTCGGCGTTCCTGGTCCGCCGGTTGGAGGCCATGGAATGAGTCCGGCGGGACTTCCGCATAAGCGCGCACTGAGCGCCCATAATCTGGATGACTCGTCATTCCGGACGTTCAAACATGCGGACGTACCCCTGGTTGTTCGGCACAGATCACGGAAGCATAACCGGACACGGCAACATTTCGTTTCATTGCATCACCACAGCACATTTTCCTATCTTGACGGGTTCCAGCTACCCGAAGCGCACGTGACGAAGATCGAAGAACTGAACATGTCGGCGCTCGCGCTTACGGAGCATGGGAACGTAGCCTCACACGTCAGGCTAGAGAAGGCAGCAGAGAAGCACGGGGTGAAGCCTATCTATGGGGTGGAACTCTACACAGGAGACGTTGATGAGGAAAGGCGTACTCAGAGGAAGAACCATCTCACTATCCTGGCTAGGGATCAACGAGGGTACAGAAATCTACTCCAGCTTGTATCCCGGACATACTCAGAAGGATTCTATTATGAGCCGACTGCAAGTGGCCGGATGCTTGCTGACCACCACCAGGGGTTGGTCGTTCTCAGCGGATGCCAAGGGTCGCTCCTATTCACTTCGCTTATGGGCGGCAAAAACATTGCACCCGCAGATGCAAGTTACACTCGCGCAAAGTCAGTTGCTAGACGATTCCGGGACAGCCTTAATGGTTCGTACTTCATTGAGGTCCAAGCATTCCCAGAACTTGAAGCGACGTGTCGAGCTAATCCTCAGCTTGCGAGGATCGCCAGAGAACTTGGCATCCCACTCGTGGCCACTTTAGACGTTCACTACACCGATGTTAGTGAACGTGAAATGCAGCAAATCCTTCACAATGTCCGAGGCGGCGGAAAGCAGTCGTTGGAGGATCAGGCACGCGACTGGGGATACCATGCCGCTCTGGCTCCTCCTGCTAGTGATCGTGCTATCTATCGTCGCCTACGTCGGACTGGTCTTACTCATCGCCAAGCTGTTGAAGCGATTCTTAACACTGAGGCGATAGCACAAGATTGTACAGTGGCGCTCCCGAAGCTGCCGCAGATCAGGTACCCGACCAAAGACTCCGAAGCACTATTCGACCAATGGATCGAAAGGGGGTGGCATTACCGTGGATTCGACAGACTCTCCTCCGAGCAGAAGCGAGAGGCCAGACGACAGCTCAAGAAGGAACGACGAATCATCACCACCAAGGACTTCGTTGACTACTTCCTCGTCGTGTCCGACGCTGTCAGATGGGCTAAGAATCATCAAATCGCGGTTGGACCGGCTAGAGGTTCAGCAGCGGCCTCTCTTATATGTTACCTACTACGCATCACGGAAGTCAATCCGCTTCTGTTCCCGAACCTGGTCTTTGAGCGTTTCATTGACGTCACGCGTGAAGACCTCCCGGACATTGACCTCGACTTTGATAGCGAGAGACGCGGTGAGGTCCGCGACTACCTTGTATCGAAGTATGGGGCAGAATGCGTCAACAACATCGGGACCTTCACCACCTACAAAGCGAAGCTCGCGCTAGACGACATCGCTCGGGTTCACAAGATCCCGAAGTTCAAGGTCGAGGAGATCAAGGACATGCTCATTGAGCGGTCCTCCGGCGACCTGCGAGCGAGCGCGACCATCATGGACACCGTCGAGTATTTCCCCAACGCCCGCGAGGTCTTTGAGGAGTACCCGTCGCTCGCCAAGGCGATGGAGCTAGAGGGTAACGTCAAGGGGTTTGGCGTACACGCTGCCGGACTGGTCGTGTCGAACGGACCGATCACCGACGTTACTGCCGTGCTGGAGAGGGAGATCAATGGAGAACGTCGGACTGTGGTATCGATGGACAAATACGATGCCGAACGGCAAGGTCTACTCAAGCTGGACTTCTTGGGTCTTTCAACCGTCACGATGCTCGCAGAGGCATGTCGCCAGGTGGATATGGCAGTTAGCGATCTATACGACATCCCCTTGGATGACCCCCTCGTTATTGACGCGTTTCGCAAAAACGAGGTCACAGGGATCTTCCAGTTCGAGGGACGTTCGATGCGATCCGTTAACGGTGCCCTTCGACCCGACGACTTCAATGAACTTTGTGATGTCAATGCTCTTAGCCGCCCCGGGCCTCTCCACAACGGAGCCTCCTCCGAGTACATCGACATTAAACGGGGGTTGAAGAAGCCCGAGGTTCAGCACCCGCTCCTAGAGGGGATCACACATCACACGAAGTACCAAGTGATCTACCAGGAGCAGATCCTCAGAATCGTCCGAGAGATTGGAAAGTTCTCGTGGACCCACGCAGCATACATCCGCCGTATCATCAGCCGCAAACTCGGAGACGCCGAGTTCAACAGGCAGTGGACCACCTTCTGGGAAGGCGCAAAGTCCCACGGAATGAGCGAGGAGGAGGCCAAAGCCGTCTGGGGCCTGTGCATTACATCAGGGTCCTACGCCTTCAACTACGCACATTGCGTGAGCTACTCGATGCTTGGGTACTGGTCGCAGTGGTTCAGGGTTCATCAGCCGGAAGCATTCTACGCCGCCGCTCTCGCAAAGATGCCTCGCGGGCAGACCTCCGGGATGGGCGGAAAGATCAAGGTCGATCGTCACACAAACCTGATGCGCGACGCGAGGCTCCGCGATATCCAGATTCAACCACCTTCTATCAAACGCTCTGGAGTGACATGGGAGAGGGGGAAGCCTGGGAGGATTAGGGCTGGCTTCAGCCAAGTTCCCGGGATCGGGGACAAGATGGCGAATCAGATCGTCACTGCCCGAGACGCGGCAGGGTTCACCCGCTGGAGCCAACTGATGGGCATTAAGGGGATCGGTCCAAAGACCTATGAGAAGATTGAGGAGTTTGCGACGAGCGATGATCCGTTCGGACTGGACACTCTCGATCTGCTCCTCTCGACTTCCAAAACCGCGATCCGTAGACTAGCCCTACCCTATCCCACCCACACGTCCGAACAGGTTCCCTATGAACGCGGGGAGAACACTAAGGTTGTGTGGCTTGGGATCGGGCTGCACCGCAACCTTAGGGACATCTACGAGATCAACCGCGCCCGTACAGGGGTAGAGCTTGACCCTGAACAGGTAAAGGACCCTCACCTAAATGAGTGGATGATTCTTACGGGAACGGATGGCAGCGAGATAGTGAGCTTCTATATCAACCGTTGGTCCTACCCCCGAATGAAGGATGCTCTATGGGGACTTGAACTCGGGACCGACCCTATCCTCATCATGGGGACGAAGCCGGGCTACAGAAACGCGCGGGCAGTCAATGTCCACCGCTTCTGGGTCCTGGACCTAGAGGACTGATGAAGAGAATCGACTGTCACAATTGCCGGGGTACCGGACAGATGGAAGACGAAGCCTACCAATGGGACTGTGAGATGTGCGACGGAACCGGCAAGATCATAGCCTGGGCCTGTCCTCACGATCAGGGGTGGTGGATCCGGAAGGACGGAACTGGCAAAACGTGTCGACGATGCGGATACGAAAGAAGGTTGTGAATGGAACAGCCAACTAGCAGGGACGCCTTTGAGATGGGCGGGTTCTACGACCCGCTGCTCGGGGACGGGCCGTTCAACAAGCGGTCGTTCCAACTTCACGATCACAAGTCCCCTCTGGACAACAATATGGTCCAGGTCGGGAACGACGGCGTGTTGATCGAGCTAGTCCAAGGGATTGACGAGGAAGCCTTCAAGCGGACGCTCTCAATGGCGGTCCGCGCGACCAAGGGCGTCGATCTCAGCGACGGACTGCCCGACTACGGCGACGACTGGGAGGAAATGCTCAAGGGCGGTCTACAGACTGCCCTAGAGACCCAGGTGGTAGTGTTCGCCGTATCTGGCGTTAGCCGGACCTGTACTCACCAGCTGGTCCGGAGCCGACGCGCCGCCTTCCACCAGCAGAGCCAGCGAGCCTCGGATATGGGCAGTTGGCCCGAGTGCCGGATGCCAGAGTCCGTCTACCGGGGAACGCCAAATCTCCGGCGCCAGTGGTTCGAGGCCATCTACCAGTGCCACCGCGCCTACCAGATGGCGGTCGAGGAGGACATCGCGTACCAGGACGCGCGGTTCATTCTGCCGGAAGGCACTACGACCTTCATCATGTGCGAGTACCCGGTGCGGGAGTTCCTAGCTGTCTACGCCTACCGCGCCTGCTCGCTCTTCCAGTGGGAGATCAGAGACGTGTTCCGACGGATGGGAACGATCCTGTCCGAGCAGTACCCCTGGCTAGAGCGGTACATCAAGATTTCCTGCGAGACGACCTCTGGCCCCGAGGAGTACGGCGGGCACAAGTGCACCTTCCAGGGATGGGAAAAGGTCGAGGGGTTCTGCCCGTTCAGGTGGGCGCGAGAGGACAACCGAACCTTCCGCTCGGAGCATCACGAGATTGGCAAAAAGACAACTTGAACACCGCATAGCGTTCTTCGGCTTCCACCCCTCCCCTCCATGGATCTGCGAGTTCTGTGGAGGGGAGATTTGGTGGACTACGAAGAAGTTGGACGGCCTAACTATCCATCACCGCAATCACAATCACTTCGACAACAGCGAGGAGAACCTCGCGTCATCTCACAATAGTTGTCACGCTCGGCACCACCTGAAAGGCAGATGGGATAGACTTAGGCCGCAGTCCTAGACTCTCGTATTGCGGTTCGCTAAGATAGGTAGGTCGGAGCGGGGGACGGGAGCGTCATCTGTACCGAAAGGCAGGTGTCGGCCCGCCGGTGCTTTCTTTCCCACCAGTGGGTTGAACCGAACGCTGACCCTCCTCGCTCCGACAACTATCTGAAAAAGGGCTAGGAGGACAATTGCCTTCCAACATGTTCGATAAGGCTCCGGACGAGTATGAGGACCCGCGCCTCGTTCTCATGCACCCGCCTTTGACGGTGGGAGCCTGGAGGATGATCGTGGACGCGCTGGCCGCCTTCGGCGACGGACAGGAGCGCCGCGAGGCCACCCACCTGGGAACGAACATCCGTCGCCACCTCAACGACTACGTTGAGCGGCCGGTGTTTACCCACCTGGACGACGTCATGTACGGCGACGAGCCATCGCCTCGGTCATGACTACCAGATGGGTGGTCGAGGGTCCGTACACCCTCTCAGACTTTGAGCGCGAGACGCTCGCTGTACTGATCATCGAGGAGAAGCCATTTCCGCTTCTGACGTCGCACCAGAAGGCTGCCGCGAGGCGAGCGGTCGGACGACTCCAGGCTGAGCGGGTGGCGTTGTACGGAGAGAAGCCCTCCAAGTGAGTTCTCGCAAGATCCAGCGGTTGGGCAAGGATGCCCAGCCTGAGGAGTTGCCAACGACCGCCCTCATGAAGATCCTAGAGGAGCGGCAGCACGAACCGTGGGTCCCGTACGTCCGCGCCCTCATCTGGGAGAACAACCGGATGATGGCTGCCCTCTCCTCAATTGATGAACACGAGGGCAAGGTCTGCCTGAACTTCGAGAGTTGCAATCACAAGGGGTGCAACTCCTCGTACGCGGCATGGTCGATCGCGAATGAGGCCGTCAAAGACATCATGGAGTTCAAGCATACGCATTGACTACAACCGCGTTCATTCTCTCGATCCTCGTGATTGGCGCTCTCGGGTACCTTTGGTACCTCGTCAGAAGTCAACAGCAGAAGATCATTCGTCTCAATCACCGCATCGCCGACATGGAGCTAGAGGAGGCGATCAACAAGAAGTTCCGCGAGAGGGACCCAGAGTGGAATTGGCCCCCTCGTGAGGAAATGAAGGACTAGACTTTCCCGTTGAACTCCGGTATCGTCCGGAGCGAGGCGGGTACAGGTCCACGGGGGTACCACCGCCTCGTGGTCGGCCGGGCCTGGGTTAAAGCTATCAGTTGCTGGAGGGTTATGCCCTTTCCCTTCCACCTGAGGCTCCCAGGCTCGGCCTTTCTCATGAAAGGGACAAAATGAACGAAGACATCCGAGCTACCATCGAAGGGATGGAGAAGCAGATCGCGCCACTGATTGAATGCATCGCGGCTATCGACAAGGTCCGGTCTGAGGCACTCGGGGCAGTGTTCAGTTGCCCCGGTCTCAATGCATCCCTGACAGAGACTCGGAGCCGCCTCACCCACTGCTTCAGACGGCACCAAGATGCGGCAGAAAAGTTCAAGGAGGATAACCCCATCAAGGAGGACGGCCCCGATGCCGCGTGAGGACCTGTACGACGATCGACAGATCCCCGCCAACTACTGCGGGTCGCACTGCGTCCAATGCGACCTGTGTTTCGTAGAGGGACCCTCAACAGGGGAGGAGGATGAGATGTCCTTCGCCGCTCACACCCAACGAGATCCCTACCAACACTTGGACCCGGAGGAGGTCGACAACCTCCAGGTCCGGACATACGAGGGGTACTGCAAGCTCTCCAGTGACGGCGGGGGACCCCCTGCCGATAAGGCCAGGAATCACCGAACAATCTGGGAACACGTCGAGAGCGACCGCAAAAGGGCCGGGATCAAGAAGTTGAAGCGCGGGAAGGCCGCTTGATGGACCCCGCCGTATCGGCCTAGAACCGATTTCCAGTTAGGGGTAGGGGCTCTAGCCCTCCCGGGACCGGGACAGCCGTCTAGGCCGCTACGGCGGGGGTTAAACGGCTTGATAACGGAATCCGGCGCCCACCGGCGACCCTAGGGGGACCTGCCTGTCCGCTACGAGCGGCTTTTTCGCAGCTTGCTGGGGTGGCAAGTGGACGGAGCGGCCGGGCAAGGGGGCTCAGAATCCCGACCGCTCATTGTCCAGGGCTGTCCCGTATCAGCCCCTTGCGTCAGACCTGTGCCCAGGCCTCTCGGTTTTTGATCTTCCGGACCATCCTGTCCGAGATATCAAAATGAGCGGCTATGCTTCTGCCGCTCGTTCCGCCCGCCAATAGCTCGCGGATTAACTTGACATCTTCGGCGGTCAGTCTCCGTCTGATCGGGCGCTTCGTGATGAGTCTGCCCCGGTCGCTCGCCTCTCGCATGTTCATCGCGTGAGTCCCCCACGAGAGGTGACGCCAGTTTAGGCAGACGGTGTTATCGCACGAATGAAGAACGATGCAGGATTGTGACGGCGGGTCCCCATGGAACCACTGGCAGACGAAGTGGGACATCTTCCTGTTCTTCCCGTCGAGCATGATGACGGCTCGGCCTGTCGTAACCGGCCAGCAGTCATTCTCTCCTCCTCGTCCAACCCGCCGCCACAGTCGCTGCTCGAACGTCATCAGATGGCGCCGATTTCCTTCAGCTGCTTCTGCCGTTCGTTGTACGCCTTCAGAGCTTCCTTCTGATCGTCGTCCAGGTTCTCCTGCTGGGCGTCCTTCTCGGCCTTGCTGAGCCGGGTGGACTCCTCAGTCGTTTCCTTGTCCTTCTCCGCCACTGCTCCTCCTACGGAATGACTAGCCAGGCGCCCCAGATGAGGCCGGCGATGGATAGGAACACCAGGGCAGATCGTAGACCATCAACTTCGGAGATTGCTACCCCGGTCACCGCGATCAGGATCATGAAGAGAAGGGCCTTGTCTAGCCTATCGCTCCTCAGCCTCCTGAGCTTCCTTCTGTAGTGCCTCCATCCTCTCGGGGCTGATGTCGAGGGGCTTGGTGGGGAGGGGTTCGGCAACTGGCTGTCCGGTCTCATCGATGATTGCGAACGCGAGTTGCGGATTCTCTGCCTCAACAACTTCCTCGCCCATAGGGCTCTCCTCTCAGGTTTCCTTGCCGGGTTCGCCACCGCCGCTGCTCACCTTCTTGTTGACGGAGAACGGGCGCATGGTTCGGTCGTACTGCTCCTCCAGAGCCTTGAGCGAGTCGTCTCGGCCCTTCTTGGAAGTCCACCCACCGTAGTACCTCTCGGACTTGCTGGGGTCCTCAAAGAAGTACGGCGACTTCTTGGAGGGGTACTCGCGCTTGAACTTCCGGTAATGCCCCGGGTCGTCCATGCCCGCGAGCTTCTCATCCCTGCCCTTCGCTGAGGACCAGCCACCGAACTCGCGCACTCCGTGCTGGTGGACATCCTCGACGTAGTACCAGGTCTGGGTGGGAGGCTCCATTGGCTTGTTGTTCTTGATCTCTGGCGGCGCGTAGATCGTCAAGCCACCGATGTTCCGCTGGACCCACCGAACCTGATCGTTGGAGTTCCCCTCGATGCACTTCCAAACGTTGTTCCCGAGGTTCGTGTGGAGCAGGCCGGTATGCGTGCCGCAATTGACGAACGCGGCCATCGGGCGAGCCGAGCACTTGTGACCCTTGTTGGCGATGTTACACATTGTCGCCGTCGAGGGGTCGGCAAGACCCATCCCATCCATATCCGCCTGCTCCCAAACCCAGGCAACGAACGCTCCGCACCAGGGCTCGCCGATCATCCACGAGCCCCAGGGCTTCTGGTACTTCTCGCAGCCACCCTTGTTGCTTCCCCACGGCGACTCGTGAATGCCGATTTGTCCTTCGGCGATGTCACAAGCCTTCTGGGCGTAGGTACTCATATCACCTACCCTGTGATTGTCGTCCGCTTGAGGCCGAACCGGCCCGTGATCTGCCAGATCTGGATCAGCGGCTCGACCTGCGCTGCCGGTCCGTGGCTGACTGTGAGGAGGTAGGAACCGCAGTTGCGGTCACGGAGCGGGACGAAGATGAACCGCCCCTGGACCTTGCTGCTCGGCCGGGTGTCGCGGACCCGCAGAGGCCCGTTGAACCGAACAACCGGGCTGTTGCTCTTCTGGATGCGAAGGTTGACGACGTTGAAGAGCCCGAGGCGTCGAGGCAGGAACATGCGAACGCCAATGCGCGTCGAGGAGTGGCAGACCGGCGGGGTCACGATCGGGTTGGAGGGCGTACCCGGGGCACCTGCTGTCCCAGGAGGACCGGCAGGCCCGGGAGGTCCTTGCGGACCGGGAGGCCCCGCAGGCCCAGGCGGACCCGGGATGCCGTTGCAGACGAAGAACGTCTCATCCGGCTGGTCCTCGGGAGGCGTGGGCTTACTGCCCGTCGGAGGCGGGGCAGCGTCGGGGAACGCCACTGTGTCGTGAAGGACAGGGACAGGGTCAACCTTGCCGTGAATGACGACGACCTTGAGGCCACCGGCGACACAGTTCTCGCCGGGCGGCTCTTGGGTCACGACCACCTTGTTGTTGTCACAGAGGTCGGTCGGGTTGCCGTTTGCGCACGGCGTGCCACCGTGATCAGGTGGCGGTCCCGCTAATGCCGCCCCGGCGCCTATCAGCGCCAAAAGGACGGTGACTGCGAACACTTTCATTTGAACCCCCTGAAGTGGGATGGTAGGGCCAGGCCGAATCCTGACCCTACCGATCCCGATTGGACTACCTACGAACTAGCACTCGGAGGCCACGGAGGCCCCTGAAGCCGCGCGGGCCACGGAGGCCCTGGATGCCCTGGATGCCCTGGGCACCGGTGTCACCCTTCGGACCTGCGGGACCGATCGGACCCTGCGGGCCAGCCGGACCGGGCAGACCGTTGGACGGACCGGGAGGCCCTGCCGGACCCTGCGGGCCGGGCGGACCCTGCGTCACGTCGATGGAGAGGCACTGCGCGTACGCCGTGAGGTCGTATGCGAAGATGCCCACGTTGCGCGAGCGCACGGTCCACCCCTGGTTCCCCGCAGACGGGCGGGACTCCTGGATGAACGGCTGCGCGAGCGGTAGCTGGGACACGGACCATCCGCCACCGACCGCGAGGCTGCCGGGTGGGCAGTTCGCCGTGATGACGTTGGTGGAGAAGAAGTTCACCGTGGTGGTGTTCGTCTCCGTGGTGAGGCTGGGCGCGGCTGCTGATGCTTGGGAGATTCCGAACCCAAGCAGCGAGCCTGCCGCTACTAGTCCGACGAGCAATCGCTTCACTGATACCCCCTGAGGGTGTTGTTTGATCAGGGAACCGCAACGGGCGGGACGAATCCCGGTATGCCCTGCGGTCCTTGTGGTCCGGCCGGTCCTGTCGGACCGGGAGGCCCTGGCGGACCAGGGACAGTTGAGTCGGCACCAGATGATCCGGGCGAGCCTTGCTCACCCTTCGCACCCTGTGGGCCTGTCTCTCCTGGAGGTCCTTGCGGACCCGTGATTGATTCGCCGGGTGGTCCGGCGGGACCTGTGGGACCTGGCGGCCCCGGAGGCCCAACTGCCCCTGCTGCTCCAGGTAGACCTGGTTCGCCCGAGGGGCCGGGCAGACCAGGTGATCCGGGTGTACCTGGAAGACCTTGCTTGTTTGGGGTACCTGTGATGTTGATGCTCGGGTAAGTGATGCGCCCTTCCTCAGCATATACATCGCAATCTGCAGGGACGTACGTCACGTCAACGTGAAGCTCCCGCAAGATCGCAACGGTGGTCCGGTCCTGGAAGTTGTCGCGCTCGCATTGGACCCGACGCGACTCGACGGTCAATGCTGTGGCCCCGCTCACAATCTTGACGTCCGCCGCCGCTTGGTCCTTATTGGTGTTGATCTGTTCAACTAGCACGACGAGTCCAATGCCCAAAAGGAACGCGGTGATTGACGTGACGACAAGGTGACGTCTCGGTTCTGCAAGCCATGCGTAGAAGCCATCAAAGGCTTTGGCTAAAGATGACGCCAACTGCACTGAGAATCCCTATTACTCCACCTGTGATTGTTACGGACCGGAGGAGACGTGCCCCTCGTGTTTCCCTTCTTTGCTCGTGAGCTTCGTACTCGACAATCAGTCCACCGATCTGCTCTTTGAAGTCCATGAGGACATCGCGGTCACGCTTCAGGTAGTTGACCTCCACTTGAAGCTCACGGATGTCCCCTTCCTCGCTCATTCTTCGTTGAGCACGACTGGAGCGTCAGGAAGTGGCATGGTTGTCATGATCGCGACCGTGACGAAATCCTCCATAGGGATCTCAAAGGCTGACCGCAGCTGCGTCTCATACTCAGCGTGAGTCAAGATCGGTTCACCTACTGGTGCCGAGACGCTCAAGTAGTAGGATCGCATATCGCTCCTAAGCCTTGATGATGTACGAGACGAGTGCGTACGGAGGGTTGGCCGTACCGGAAGTGCCGGTCACACCGAGCCCGCGATCCGCAGCCCCGGTGTTGGGATTGCTCGGACCGTCAGTGCTGTTCCGGTTCCCGGTGTCCGTCCCACCGGAGCCCGAAGTCGCAGGGTGCGGGTGACCCGCCTGCTGGACGTTGCCGCCACCGCCCGAGACGACGGCAGCGTTGTAGTTGTACCCAGCAACCGCCGGGATACCCGCTGTCGTGATAGAGACTCCGTGCGAGTGCTGCATCCAGTGGGAGTGGGCCATCGAGTGAAGGTGGTCTGGCGAGACGAACGAGCCTGCCCCGTGACTGTGGTCCCAGGCCCCTCCCTTCTCACCAACCGGCCGTACATCGAATGCTCCTGCCGGGAACTTGCCCCGGAGGTCAGGAACGTTGAAGGTCGTGGTACCGTCACCGCCACCCCAAAGCGTCCCGATGACAGCAAACAGCGCTGACTGGCCTAGCCTATCCGCAGTTCGCCCGTCACACAAGATCCATCCGAGCGGAATCTTGTCGATTGGTCCACCGAACGGAGTGATCATTCCGGTCGGCATTGTAAGTGTTCCGGCGTTGGAAAGGGTGTCCAGCCTCTCGGCTAGAGCCTTGATGTCCGCAGGGACGTTGTCCGGATCAGTTGTTTCCGGATACGGCAAACCTAGCTTCGGTGTAGTTAGGCCCATGAGACTCCTCAGGGAACGTTGACGTCGGAGTATGTCGGCCACCTGGTAAGCCGCTCACTGTACGTTTGATCCAGGTTAATGCTGTCTTGGTAGAGGACTCCCTCCCAATACCCAACATCATGAACGATACCAGCCGGAAGGTATCCCGCCAAGACAGCCTCTTTCTCCACCCCGTACTCATCGATGGTAAAGAGGAACCTCACGCTCCAAGCGTTGCCACCGGGAGTCCGTTCTTGGAGTAGGAATCTCGTCAAGCCCAGCCGGATCGCCTCGTGGTAGAGTTGGTCAGGAGTGCCCCTGCCCCATCGCTCGGCGTCGATGATCCGCGCCCGTAGGTGCTCAAATGTCTCACCAGGTCGGGTGGTGAGGACTCCGGCGACCTGAGCGAGCCAGGGCAGATACTTGTCCGGGCACCGCTTGGGGTCGAGGAGAACTGACCAACCGACCTCACCGTTGCTCCCCGTCGCCACAAGGTCCCAGACTTCCTGCATTGACTCGCCAAGAGCCTCTTCAAATGTGTCGAGGTCCAGCGTCTGGAGCGGCCTGGTCGAGAACTTGAGTCGGTCGGAGACGCTCATGCCGGCGGCACCGTAGCCACGCCGCTGATCGTGCCGATCTTCGGCAGAACGACCGGGCTGGTCCCTGCCCCCGCGAAGGTCAGGGTGACATCCGCCGCCGCTCCGTTGAGCTTCAGGTCCGTGATGAAGTCCACGCTGAGCACGTTGTCGATCACCGCGATCACATCGTTGTATCGCACGACGTTCTGCTGACGGTAGACCGCTGGCACGTCAGTCGATGCGATCCTCACCGAGCCCCAATCCTTCGGACTAATGTAGGCCCGCACCGCCGCCTCGACCTCGGCCTGAACCTCGGCCGCGCTCCGATTGGGATAGGAGGTCACGGCATAGGTGACGTTCACGTTCTGGTAGGTCGGGTTCGTGACGTAGACAAGGAAGTTGACTTCCCGGAGACTCTGGAGGTAGGTGTCAACATCTGTCAACACTGCCCCACTCACCGGGTCACCGTTCGCATTGGCCACCGTCACAGTGATGCACTTCTCGTGGTTGCCGGTCCCGAGGGGCAGACTCCAGAGATTGACGGGCCACGCGCGATCCACGCCCTCTACCTTCTGAGCCATGACGCCGAAGTCAACGGGGAGGATCGGACGCGGTGACATGAGGCGGATTTCCGCCACAAGTCGGTCCATGTACTCCTCTTCTGTTTCCCCATCAGATCCGCCCTGAGTCGTCCCGACTCCCACGATCGAGACAACCCACGGGAGAGCGTCGATCACCGTGATCTGCCCCGCCTCGATGCTAAGGGCGTCAGCCGATGCACCCGGCTCAATCGCGGTGGCAAGTACGTTGTTTGCGACTGTTGAGCCAATCGGGATATCGGCATCCACTACTGTCGCAAAGCCCTCCAACTCTCCGTCCGGGCGACGCACAGCAACCTGCGTCCCGGCCGGGATCGTGTGGCCCAGCGCGTCCTCGGCAGTCCACGCCGCTGTGAAGGTTGAGTAGGTCGCGAGCTTCATCTGGACCCCGACGATGTACTCGCCGAAGTATCTGAAGATGTCATCCGGGACATCAGAGGCGTAGAGGGTCAGATCTGCCGCTACATCCGCGAGCGCCTGCATGATCCAGACGTCCAAGTTCCCGTCCGCCGGTGCCCACCCAGGAACACGGTCCTGGATGTACGTGTACATCTGGTCGAGGAGAGCCTGTGGGTCCGTCTCGATGGGAACACGGATGTACCGACCGGCTGCCGCCAGATCGACCGGGTCAAAACCAGTGTTGACGTTAATCGCCATACGGGTCCTCCTGCGATATGTTCAGGGCTAGCTCCTGCGTGTAGGTCAGGAAGTCCCAGTCCTCCTCGATGAGAGCCGTCACGCGAGGCTCCTGCTCCTGGATCAACCGGAGGAGGACATCAGGCTCAGCACCACCGGCAAGGAAGGTCGGGTCAGGGATGCCGAAGTCGTCTATCTCTAGCCGCATCATCGGGCGCGTACGACAGATCGCCTCGACGCAAACGGCCACGTCGTTCACCGTGTCCTGCTCGATGCAGTTCACGTGTCCGCCAGGTCCTGTGAAGGCAAAGGGCAGATCGAAATGTGGGATGTCTTTCATGCCTCTCCTAACCGCATCTTATCGGCCACACGGTAAGCGCACGATGCTGAGTGCTCATGTTGCCCTGGTTGACGTAGAACATCCACGCGATAGTTTGACCAGCAGCCGTGATGACGCCCCTCGTCTCGCCATAGCTGGACCTTGCTTGACCCACCGCCCAAGTCTCACACAAGACGGGCGAGTAGCATTCAGCCGGGCCGTTTGCACCATTGAAGCCCACCCAGGTGTACGAGAGGCCCTGCGTCGTCGTGTGCACCCACCAACCGGCAAACCCCACTCGGTACTCACCGGCGAGTGGCGCCACGATGGAAGGCACATAGGTCGTCCATGTGTTGACGGGCGTGGCGTTGACCGCACCTATGTCAACCTTGTGAATAGGAGAGCCACCCAAGAACTCCCACTTGTACGGCGACGAAGATGAGGCGTTGTACTTCAGGTGCCACTTGATCCCGTCTGCGAGCATCGCGGCGTTCTGGAAGTAGCACTCCTGCCCGTCAACAGGGCTCGTCGGCAAGACCGACACAACAGGCGGCATGGTCAGCATCGGAACAAGCTGCTGGATCGTATCCAACTCGATGAGGAGTACCGTGAACTTATCGTCAGTCCCGGTCGTCAGTGAACTATAAGCCGTCAACGCAATAGTATGATTCCCAATGCCGAGTGCCGTCTTGATCACAGCGGGCACAAACGCCTGGTGGACGTTTGCATTGTTGAAGAACAGCCTGGATGTGAGAGTCGGCACACCGTCGAAGTTCAGCTGGACGCCTGCTTCACCTGCCGCCCCACGGAACCCTGACCCCGCGAGCAACCATAATTGATTCGGACGCTCGATGTTGACACTCTGCGAGAGGGGAAGTGGCCCCTGCGCGTCGGTCCACAACACCTTCACGCGGGCTGGGTCGAGGCCCGCTGTCGCCAGCGCGTACAGAGTATCTGGAATGGCGTAAGTCTGAGTCATCCGACTGCCACCGGGACAATTCGCAAGTAGCGAAGATCAACAAAAGCCGAGGACTGATCGACACACATTCGCAGCGCCCATGCTTGGCCAGCCACCGCGCCAAGCGAGTTACGTTGAGTCTCCCCTAGAGTATGGGTGTGGACATTCGTGATCGTGTGATACCAATAGCCAACGGCCGCGACCGTGATGGCCGGGTTGACGAGCTCAAAGTAGATCCCGCCGTTGCCGATATTCGACGCCGCCCACGTTAGGATCGTCATGTCCCAAATACCACTAAGCGGGAATGTGATCGTAGGGCCACCCGTGACGAGCACGGGCGCCGTCGATGATGTGGTGAACCTTGCGCTGGCCGTAGTTTCCATCGGCGGTCCACCGATATACTCCCACTTGTACGCAGACGGGTTGGCCGCCCGATAACGCAGATGCCAGATGATCCCGTTCGCAGCATCCGCAACATAGTACACTTCCCGCCCGTCAACCGGGTTCGCGGGCAAACTCGTGACCAGTGGCGGTGGTGTCCAAAGAGCCGCTGCTGATGTTCCTCCCTGGCTCATCCCACCCTCACAGGCATAGCAGCAAGAGAGATATTGTTGATAGTCCCTGTACCGGAGACGAGGATCGCCGCCTTGCCGGTCATCACTGTACCGGCCGTGATGCCAGTCTTGCGCCTCGTCAAATCGGGGAAGCTGAGGCCAAGCCCGCTAGCGGGCGGAGCAATGGAGGTTGCGTAGTTACCGTCTACTGCTGCTGCCCCGAGCGCGAATCCGATCCCCATGTAGATCGAGGCACCGCCTCCAGCACCAGCCCCGCCTGAAGTCAAGTCGTAGTCCCCGGCCAGCGGTAGAGTCAAGACCGGCGCGGTGCCGGAGTACGTTGTCGTAATCGCAAGAGACATCGCAGCCGATCCCCGCAACGGTGATCCGCCGAGGACTTCCCACTTGTAGATGCTCGCGCCCGAGCGGTAACGCAAGTGCCAGATAACACCATTCGTTGCATCTGCCAAGTAGTAGCACTCGTCGCCGTCTGCCGGGTTAGTCGGCAGAGTCGCGACAAGCGGAGGATTGGTAAACCCTCGTCGCAGGATAGGCCCTTGACTCATACGTCGGACTCCACACCGTAAAGGTGGAAGTTCAGACCAGCAGCCCCGGTGCTCCAACGAACCACATCGCCAGTGGCGAGTGTGATCCCGATTGTTGCAACAAAGGTGTCATTCCCGAGGATCGGCAGATCGTAGTAGATGTAGTGATCGGGAGCCGTAGCAATCCCGCCCTTGACCACTGCGATGCGGAAGGTCGCCGTTGTCACGTTTCTGTTGCACACAAGGATCGATGAGACTACCGCGTACTTGGCAGACGGGCAAACGTAGCCATCAAGAACCTGGCCGGGTGTGATCGGACTCCCCAACCCGAGGATTTTGCAGGCGTCAGCCACTATGCCCCCATCGTCGTCATGATTCTAGGCCAACCACCGGCGCCTGCCCCGGATACTCCTTGCGGCCCCTGTGGACCAGTGGCACCAGTGGGACCAGTAGCGCCGGTAGGACCAGTCGGGCCTGTGGGGCCGGGAGGTCCAACAAGAGCGCCGCCCGCGTCGATCATCGGCCCCTCCACCTTGATGATCCAAGCGAGCTTGACGTACGGCGGAAGGTTGTTGTGCGAGAGTCCGCCACCGACCGAAGTGTGCGTGTGAGCACCACCGTTGTTGACGGTCACGGTGTGCGCGTGATCGCCAACGCCCACAATATTAGCACGTACACCGTTCGGAGCAAATTGGTCCGTGTCAAACATGTGACCCTCGCCACCGAGTGCTCCGGTCGCCCTTCCCGAGATCATCACATTCTGGTTGTGGGCGTGACCACCTGCATTCCCGGTCCCTGCGGTGTGGCTGTGATCACCGACGGCCCCGTGATCGTGCGCGGGGATCTGTGTTAGAGCCAACGTCTCTGTTGCTGTACCACCAGCTGTCTTTAGGTCCGACATGGCAGCGTTCGCACCGTAGAGGAACTTGTTGGTCAGATCCGGTAGGGTGACCTTGCCAACCGGGGACTCGCCAAGAACGGCGAGCAACTGCGGGTAGAGCGTCTTGTCCAACTGTCGCCCATCAGAGAGCATCCAGTTTGTCGGGATCGTCGTGCTGGTCCAAGCCTTCACGGTACCGACCTGATCAGAGTCATAGACCGTTCCAGGAGGACCTGTTGGGCCAGTCGCCCCCGTGGGACCGGCTGGACCTTGAGCACCGGCCGGACCTTTGAGACTCCCGCGAAGGACCCAAGATCCGCCGACCTTCTCATAGTAGTTGCCAGTGGTAGAGTCGATGTACCAATCTCCGTCAATCCCCACACCGGAGGTCGGAGCGCCTGTGCCGCTATACCACTGATCACCCGCCGCCCCGGCAGCGCCGGTAGCTCCGGGAGGACCAGTCGCACCGGTGGCGCCGGTCGGACCTTGCGGACCAGTCGAGCCGGTTGGACCAGCAGGACCTTGTGGACCCGTAGGACCAGGAGGACCGGGAGGGCCAGCAGTACCACCGCCACCGGCAACTCGCGGCTCGATGATCCACCACTCGCCCTCAAGAGTCTGGACCGCTGCCGCCTTATGCTTAGCTGCCAACCCGGGCGGGCCGATCCCCGGACCAAACTCGTTCTTGCCGCCGTCGATGGTCGGGATCGTGAAGGTGTAGGTGTTGGTTGTGACCAATTTCCGAATCACGATGTCCACCGGACGATCCATCTGGTGATACGGGTGCGGCTTCTTGTGGCCGTAGTCTGCGAGCGTACTCATGACTGATCCAAGAAGCTGTAGGTGTAGTAGCCAATCCGCTCGCTGGAGCGGTAGTTCTTGGTACCGCCCTTATGAATCCACGGACCACCTTGACTACCGAACCCGGCACAGTCGTTGTTGTCGAGGACTACCTCAACGTGGCTCGGGTCACCGCCACTGCCGTAGAAGATAAGGTCGCCAGGAGCCGGGTTCCCAACCTTCTTGCCCTTCGCGATCTGCGTGTCCGTGTTCCCGGAGCCGGTGAAGTTGCCGCCCGAGGGAGACGGGCAACCCGCTTCGTGATAGAGCATCTCAACCCACGATGAGCAGTCGGCGATAATCTTGTCATGATTGAAGCTCGACGGGACCGGACGATTGCCGCCGTAGGTGTAAACATTGGGCCCACGCTTGGCCTCGCGCCGAGCAAGCTCAACAATACGACCCCTGCGTGTATTGGCACCGAGGAGAGGCTGGTTGCCACCGACCCCTGACTTACCAGATGTCGATGGCTCGTAGAGCTTGAGAGTCGGAGCGACCAGAGTCATTGACCCGACCGGGCTGAAGAAGCTCCGGTTGAAGTTGGAGACTAGCCAACGGATGTTTCGCATGACAACACCGAGGCCTGTGATGAGAATCACGCGACCGGGCCGAGCCTCAAATGTATCAGCGAACACGCTTAGACTCACATCGCTAATGTTGAGCCCGTCGATCGTGTTCGCCTCAATGTTGAAGTCAATCGTGTTGACGGCCGGGTGTAGCTCGTCAAGCATGGCGAAGGATTCACGGCCCATAAGCCAGTTGTCGGAAACGTAGGTGACGATGCCTCGGTACACAAAAGCTCGCCAACCGACCTCGCCCGCGAGACGCTGGATTGCCGTCCAGCTATCCTCGTCTTGATCGCCACCGGCAGTCGTACCACCACGACTGAACTCGTAGGCACCGGAGGAGCTTGCTCCTCGCGCCCGGTTGACGGTACCGTCACCGTTGATCTTATTACTGCCCCGGTACCTGTCGGGCTTACCGAGGTACGCTTCCCAAATCCGACGTGCCTCCGTTGACCACCGACCGTATGAGTCATCCCCCATAGTGGAGGGACGACTTGACCGCCAAGAGTGATTGCGCTGAACCTCGCACGCGATCCAGTATGGCGGTCGCTCCGGATAGACAGTGTGGACCTTGATGGCCCCGCCCGCGTTCGGCGCATTCTGGTAGAAGTTGTTGGCCGCGTTCGCGACATTGCGAGCGTCTCCCGGCCAATCATTCTTCTGTTGAAGGATACCGCTGACGGTCAGGCCGTCTGTGTCAGTGTGAGGCCCAAGATTGACGCATGAGGACTCCTCGATGCAGGCACAGATACAAGCCTCAATGCACGGCACCGTCGCGCTGATGTTCGTCCCGACATCGATGATCGTGGCGAGGTTCTTCTTCTGTTCTGCGCTCGCAGCCTTACCCTTGATCTTGATTATCTCGTCAAAGCCGGAGCCTGCCGTCCCTGCCGGGGCCGTATCTTGGAGCGAACCGCCCTCGGCCCCGGTGTATATCGGCTGCGTCTGCTTTAGCTCAGGACTGAAGAACCGCACTGCCGGGCGAAGTTCGTCCACGAGCGACTTGATGAACATCGCGCGTGTGACTTTCGACCGTGCTGCCTTCTTGAACCCCTTCATCTGCCTTAGCCGGAAGACAACCTCATCTTCAAAGGTGAGCGAGAGGGTGTCACCGGACTTCCCAATCGCAGTGAGGGCGAACACGTCATACTTCGTCGTCTGCTGCATTACAATCCGAGCGCGGAGCCCCGGCTGAAGCTCGCCGCTCTTGAGCAGCTCACGCTTGGGATCGAAGATCGTCAAGTTGAGGGTCGAGGCAGCCTCTATGCTGTACTCAACCGTCGCCTCCGTCACGGCATGGATCAAGTCGACAGAGAACTTCTTTGTGCCACCGATCCAAACACTCTCTAGGAGCGTGTCATAACGGAGGTCCTTCTCAACTGACTGCGGGCTCATGAGGTCGGGTACTTCACAATCGTACCGACCGCGTGGCCCTCATTCTTCAAGAACCTCTTGCCGTTCTTGTTCCTCAAAAGGGTCCACTTTGATGCACTGCCAAGCTTCTTCTTGGCGACCTCTTTGAGCGTCTCGCCCTTCTTGAGATGGTAGGTCCCGTACTTGCCGGTCACCGGCTTGACCTGCCTCTTCAGCGCGACGTTGAGTTCCATCCTCTCGACCAAGTTCAAAGTGAACTGCTGACGCTGCCTTACGACCCCATCCCAAATCGAGTCGCCCCACTCGATGGACTCCACGAACCAGATTGTGTGCTGGTGCGGAACCGGACCGGCAATCCTCACGGGAGGAGGCGGCGTCCCAATAGGCCCGCGCGACTTGGGCAGCATCTCAACCTTAGCAATCTCCGGCTCGATGGATTGGTTGGTGGTGAATCGGTCGAGAATGCAGCCAACCGTCATACGGAGGAGGTTTGATCCATTCCAGTGGATCGCAGCCTTGCGCTTCGGGCGCTCAATCTCGTCGTAGATCCCCTCGCCACCGGAGATTGTCGGCATCGACTCGTCAAGCCAGCACTCGACCGCGACTCCAAAGGCGGACTGAATCACAATCCTGCCCTGTTGGGACGGATCGCCGCCGGAGAATGGGTAGTTCTTCCAACGCGGGCTCGTGTCGATAGATTTGAAGGTCGGCGGTGGCGCGGGCCGACGCATCGGGACCGGACGCGGTTTGGGCTGTCTGGCTGGCATCTATCGCCTCGCGGCTCTCTGGAGACTGGCCTTGTGATTCGCTTCCGCGATTTGCCTACCATCTACGATGAGCGGAACAGTGATGTTTAGCCCACCACCACTACTCCAATTGCCGACAGAGGCAGCTATGGCTTCATTCGGCACTATCCGTGACCCGGTCGGCAAGTTGATGAGTTCAGGCCCCTGCTCTCCGACCAAGAACCTACCGCTCGTATTGACCAATCCACCAGAGGCACCCGGTGTCGCGCGGTCGGCCAAGCTCATGAGATCGCTACCGACATCAAAGCCGCCGATGCTAATCCCTTCAACTGCCGACTTGACGGCATCGAAGATCGCGCCAGGGGCCGCCCTGATCGCGCTCGCGATAGCATTGATCAGTGCCGTCCCGGCTCTCTTGCCCCACTCATAGAGGAGCCCGGGCAAGCTGGCGAGCCACCCGCCGATCTTGCCTGGCAGGTTGATGAAGAAGTTCTTGATCTTGCCCCAGTTTTCGATGATCTTCAACGTCGCAAGACCGAATGGGCCAAAGAGGATCGCGAGCAGAAGCGGCCAGTGAGCCTTGATCCAGTCCCACACTATCACAGCCGTGTCCTTAATCCAAACGAAGGCGGAAACAACCTTCTGACCGGCCATGATGATCCAAGCCATGGTCGCTTGTACCGCTTTGCGGAACGTCTCGTTGTTCTGATACAGTTCGATGAACAAGTAGACGAGGGCAACGATGATCCCAATGATCGTGCCCTTCATCGAAGTCTTGAATGCAGTCCCGAGGCCCTTGACCGCTGTGCTCATTCCCTTGATTGCCGTTGTCCCCTTCGAGATCAACTTCCAAGCCGCAAATCCGCCGATGAAGCCCAGAAGGATAGGAGCGATGACATCCATGTGATCGCCCAAGAACTCAAGGACTGGGTTCAGCACCTTCAAGGCGTAGTAGATCCCGACAAAGGCTATTGCCAACGGCCCCGCAAAGCCTTGGACTAGCTTGCCACCAATCCGGAGAATCTGCTTTAGAGTCTCTCCAAAAGTGCGGATGAACTTCCCGGCATTTGAGGCAGGGTCGGCAAGAGACTTCAGTCCATCGGCGAAGGACGACAGCCACTCTTGAAGCTGTCCAGAGTTCGCTAGAAGCCAACGACCGATGAGGGACTCGAAGATACCTTGGATCCGCTCCAGCTGCGCCCCGACTGTCTTCTGCTGGTCCTGCGCAACCTTCTTCGCCATGCCTCTGGACTTGTCGACCGCCTTGACCATCTTTTCGATCTTGCCTGGCGCCATGTCGAGGAGGGCGATCCACGCCGATGAAGCCTCACGACCGACGATCTGAGCAATGGCGGCCTTCTTGTTGATGACGGAGAGGCCCTTTGTCTTCTCCCTCATCTTGTCGATCAACTTGGGTAGCGGGAGCAAGCCCTTCGGCCCATAGAAGTCCTTGGCCGAAGCGTTCATCTTGTCGAGGCCCCTCCTGACCATCTTGGTCGGGGCCGCGAGGCGCAACATACCCGCGCGTAGTGAGGTGCCGGCCTGGCTGCCCTTGATACCAACGTTGCTTAGAGCGGCAAGAGTGCCGACCGTATCCGTCAGGCTACTACCAAGACCCTTGGCGACAGGGCCGACGTACTTCATGGAGTAGCCGAGGTCATCCATCTTGAGAGCGGACTTGTTGATCGCCTGAGTGAACACATCGGCCACTCGTCCAGCATCCTTAGCCTCTAGTCCGAACTGGTTGATGGTCGCGGCCTGGTACTTGGCAGACTCAGTCAAGTCCGTGTTAGTTGCCTGCGCGAGATACAAAGTGCCCTGCAGGGAGTCGATGGACTCCTTGGTGTTGAACCCGGAGGCTGCTAGCTCACCGAGCGCCGACGCCGCCTCAGCATTGCTGAACTTTGTCCTCTCAGCGGCATTGAAAGCTGCATCCGCCATCGCCTCGTAATCCTTCTGGATCACAACCCCGTGCTTGCTCGCGACAGAGGCTGCCTCGCGCAGTGTCTTCTCAAAGCCGATGGCTGATGCTGCAGATCGAGCAAGAGCGAAGGCTGCCGTCACCGAGGCGGTCAGCCAGATCGAGCGGAGGCCGAGCATGACGCGACTCATCATGCCCATCGACTTGCGGCCCTTCTTGGCCGCGCTATCCGCAGCAGTGCCGGTGGCCGTCGCAGCGGCAGCAGTCTTTCGCAGAGCGGCGCGAGACTGACCCAGCTGAGTCAGCATCTTGTTGTGACCAAGAATCTTCTCGGTGATTAAGATTTGTTCAGTCGTGGCCACTAACCAAACATCCTCTTCAAGATTCTTGCGATTTCGTTACCGATCAGAACTGCTTGACGCTTCTGGTAGGCAAGGTGGATCTCGTCTGCCTTAGAGAGCATTGCCCGGACGACTAGAGCATCATCCGGGCTAGCCCTCAAAACCCTGAACGGATCGAGTCCAAGGATAGCGGCTCGGGCAGCATTCTCTATGGAAGCTGCCCCAGAGATTCCCCCAGGAACTCCTCATCCACTTCTTCCTGCTCGCCCTGCATCCACGTGATGAGCTTCGCGTGGTGTCCGACGATGGCCATGTCGCTCACGAACAGAGAGACGATTGCCTCTCGCGCCGTCGCAGGCTCGGGTAGCTCAAGGATCTTGCACAGCTGCCTGTCGTAGCGGACGGGACCGTAGTCATCGTCCATTCCGACCAAGGAGCCGTCGTCTTTGCGGAGGAGTAGCTCGACGCACGCGGACGCGATGGTGTCCATCTGAGCGAGCATTTCCGACTCAGACTGATTGTTCCGCCCCTCCAACCGCTTGACGATTCCCCGGACTGTCTTCCAATCCAGCAGGCGGTAACGGGCCACCAGCAGATTGTGGTATCCGGGAACCTCGATGTCGACAGTTCTGTTCTCGGTGATGCCTCGACGGAGTTCACGCAGGCGCTCGATCTCATTTGAGACCGGCTGCTTGGTGGCCTCGGCCCCCTGGTCGAAGTCCTCCATCAGATCACCGTCACTTCGCCGTCCGTGGTCACTTCCAGCTCAACGAGCGCGGCGTCCGTGGCTTCCGAGTCCACCTCAGGCGGGGTGACCATCTTGAGAATCCCCGTGTAGGTGACCGGAGGCCCGAAGGCAACGGCGTTGAGATCCAGCGGCTGCTTCTTGATGATGACTCGCGACCTGCCCACTCCTGCGATCCACGTGCCGAGGCGCATGTGATCACGGGCGAGGTCATAGAGTCGGGAGACTGTGACGTTGCCCACGTTGACGGAACCGCCGAGACTGATCTGACGAGCCATACCACCCGGCTTGTACTTCAGTTCCTCGGAGTCAACTTCTCCGCCGCTGAGCTTGTCCCAGATCCCGGTGTCCACGCCATCAATGGTGACGAGGACAGCGTACTGGTCTGCGCGGCTCATGCGCTAACCTCCTCAGGGAGTTGCGGCGGGCTTGAGCAAGAACGCCACGCCGTCCAACTGGACTTGATCGATGTTCAGGGTCATCGTCGGCTGTGAGTCTTGTAACACGGAGAACCAAAGTGCGTCTCCGGGTAGAATGGGGGTCAGCGCCGACATGCTGACCTCCGTACCAGATGCCTCGCATAGAACTCCAGCCAGAGAGTTGAGGCGGTATGACACATCCGCGTCTCCTCTGATCAGAGCACGGAACTCGGCAATCCGGTGAACGGCAGACTCGTAGGTCACCAGGGTGTCTGGGCTCCAGTCATCCTCCGAGGCCGCATGGATCGGGATTGCCGGGAAGTCCAGCTCAACGCCCTGCTCCAGATTGAGCGTGACATCCTGCCCCCGAACCATGACCCACGAAGGGACGAGCATTTCTGCTATTGCGCGTACGTCGCTCGCATCGATCAGCCCGACGTTGTTGTCCGGGAGAGCGGCAAGCAGTTCGGGGTAGGTTGCGAACGCCATAGGTCAGACCAGGCTGGCGTCCACGCCCGTCGAGGGCAGTGGCACCTTGATGATGTTGATGACGACCAACTCGCTGAACGGGGAGGTCCTGAGCATGACGTTTGCGCGAAGCTCACCCCTGGCGATGGACTCCGGCGTGTTGACCGCCGAGCCCGTGTCCACAGCGAATGCCTCGTCCGGCTTGGAACCGTAGAGCGCGTTCTGGTTGTAGAACTGGACACAGATGGCCACGAGGTCGCCGTGGAGCGAGGCGATCTCAATGCCCTTGCCGTCGATGTTGCGGAACACGTGACTCTCCGCAGCGACCTCGGCCTGGGCCTTCACGGCCATGACGATCCGCGTCGTGTTCAGCTGCACCCACGCCGGAAGCTTGACCGGGTCCACGAGGGTCCGGTAGCCATAGGTGCGGATCGTGTTGTCCATGTTGCGGACGATGTCCACACCGCCCTCGTTCAGCTGCTGCCTCTCCACGTCGGTCCACTCGTACTTGACCGCGAGCCCGATCCGGCTGATGCCGTTGACGCCAGCGGCGGGCTGTAGTTGCTCGAAGGACCGAGAGATCAGGCCAGCCTGGATGGGGCTGTACGGAATCTCCCGCACGGTGTTCGGCACGACGCCAGGGATGATCACCCGAGGGGCGAACATCGCACCGTAGCGTGCGTTGACATCCTGACGGATCGCCGTCACGGCCGAGATCAGCCCGGCGGCGGTCGAGTTGTCCGGAGCATCGAGGATCGCCACGCGGTTCTTCTGTGCCGCGTGCGCAAGGATCGCCTTGTGCCCCGTGGAGGTTGTGATCCCAGGGATGCTGACCTGGCCCGGCCCGAGATTGAGGCCCAACGTGCTTAGGGCCTTGATGTAGTCGGCTTCGACCACGCTGGCTGAGGTGAACACACCGCCGGTCATCGACGCTGGCGCCGTTACCGGCGGCATCGTCACGTCTGCGGGGGTCGTGTCCACAATGTGGACGTACTGCCCCTCCCACGCAAGGAGGTCGGGCTTGGTCGTGAACTCCGGCGACATTTCGAGCAGAGCACTCGCCGCGTCCTGAACGACCACCTGGACCGAGCCTGCCCCGACGCCCGCAACGGTGCCAACCTTGAGAGCGTTGCCCCAAGTACCAGCGCCGTTCGCCGTCACCTTGGTCCAGGTTCCGATCGTGAGACTGGCCTCTACGGCCGTCGCATCCAGAACCCGAGCCACCCACGCCTTGCCGCCTCCCTCACGGAAGTAGGCGTCCATGCTGTCCCAGAAGGTCGTGGCGTACGACGCACGCGATCCGTAGATGCGCTCGAAGTCTGCCATCGACCGAACCAGATTGGGCTCAGCACCGCCCTTCTCTGTGACGCCGACTGCGAACCAGGTGTCAACATCTGTGGGGGCTGAACGGGCAGGAACTGCGTCCTGAACCGTGACTTCCACTCCTGGTCTCACTCATCACCTCCCTCTGTATTCACCAGCACACCCGGACGCCCCTTTTGTGTCCAGACTACTGGTTTGGGCGTAACGTCCACCTCAGCTTCCGCCTCCTGCGCAAGCGGCCCCGGTGTTGGCGGCGGCCCCTCAGGCATGTATGGAAGCTCATAGGTGGATACTGCTTCACCAACCTCAACGACGAAGCTGATCTCAGCAGTGGCCTTGCTCCGACGCTCGATTGGAGGCAACTGTGTGTAGTTCTCGCCTACCCAATCGACGGCTCTTGCGAAGCCGTGGAGCCCCGGTTCTTGTACGAGCGTTGCTCGCACTAGCGCGCCAATGTCACGCGCCATCTTGCGAGTGTCCGCCTCGGTCTTGGCCGAGACGTACGCCTCACAGATCACCGCCCACCGGGCGATGTACATCATCTGGAGCTTAGTGGGCTCGTCAAAGAGGTTAGGAACCTGGATGTTCATCACAGGGACCTGATCCTCGGGAAACTTGTCAAACTCAGCGGTGAACACCCACGCCCTGATCGGCGGATAGCCAAGCTGTGGCATGTAGTAGTCGAGCCGTGGCTTCAGAGTTTCATAGACCGCCTGCTCGACATCGATGCCGGTGATGACGGTAGGGAGAGTATGAGGGGTGAACTCCCTCATAGCTGCTCCCTAATGATCCGCCCGTGAACCATCCATGCGACGTACATCCTGCCCCACCGCGTCGCATCCTTCTGCCTGATCCTAACGATCTGGCGCTTCGGGACCAAGGACCCTGATCGACTCCGATAGCCGGTCTGGTGTAGACCCGCGTATGGAACCTCGGAGTCGATGGTGAGGCTATCCCTCGTGACCACTCGGTATCCCTCAACACCTGTCGTGAAGCTCTTGCGCATCCGACGGGTGGCGTGGAGGATACGAGGGTCTTGCCCAAGCTTGGCCTTGTTTTTGATCGTCCTCTCGGACAGCTGACGCCACCGATGCCCTAGCAGAAAGACCCCCTCTGAGCTGAACTGGAGGACCATCATCTGCCGGAAGTCACGAGTGACCGCCAAGAAGTACGGCCGCAGGTTCCGCCCACGATTGATGATGCGCTCGTAGGTCTTGCCAACATCCGCCTGGTTCATGATGCCGATGTGGTAGGAAGCGGTCATCAGAGAGAACCCGCCCATGCGGCCGCGATGACCATAGCTAAGATCATCAGGGCCATCAAGATTGAGATTAGGGCGGTGTCGATTCGCATCAGCTGATCTTGTTCACCACGATGGGACGCAGGTGATCGTCGGTCGTGTAGTAGGCCAAGGGTAGCTCGCTAACGCGGCCTCCCCAGACCATCGTGCGCTCGGTCGTTGGATCGTACACGATCCGAGGCGCCTGACAACACGCAGACCCATCCCCGAAATAATACAAGGGGACCGACGTGTCCCCAAGTCCAACATTCGGGTCCGGCAAGTCCTCAGGCCGGAACTGGCTTGCCGCTTCGCAAAGTACGCGTGAGTCGGCATCAAAGAGCTTTTTGAGTTCCAGGTATGACGACTGGTCCGTCATGATCTGCTCGGGCCAGTAGGCAAGCTCAATGAGCAGCGCCGTCTTCAGTGCAATGACGTGCTCACTGAGCATCCATAGCTGCGGCGGGAGCCACGCCCCAGTGCAGAGCAGTAGCTCCCCGCAGGCCAACCTGATGTACTCCAAGACCTGGTTGATCGTCGGCCGAGTCTCGTCACTCCAGTAGCCGAGTTCCTGACCGTTGGAGTCTTTGGTCCTAGCCCTGAGCAGGGTAGCGACCGAGTATGGGGTCGCCACCCAGCCAGGGTAGCCGGTCCCAAACTGCTCGATGGCAAATGCCGACCCGAAGGGGGTCCGCAGTGCCGCTGTTGGGACCGTTGTGCTCATGATGCCTCCAGCTGCTCCTGGATCCAGGCCTTGAGCGACGAGCGGTTCTGCCCGTTCGACTCGGCCTCCAGGGCAGCCTCCAGCGTCGCGTCGGTGAACGTGGCGTCACTCAGGTACTCCTGCGCCTGTGCGACGGTCATGCCCTCCAGCTGCGCCGCCAACTCGTCGTAGTCGGGCTGCTCCTCCTCGACGGTGGCCGCGCCCTCCGTGGCGGCTTCTGCCTCAGCCTCCCGAGCCTCGGCAGCGTCAGGGTCCTCGAAGATGAGGTTGGCGTCGGACCGTTCTGCGTCAGCCTCGGTGAGCGTGAGAAGCTCCCCGTGCTTGAAGTCCTCCACGGTCGGATTGCCATCCTCATCCTTCAAGTGCCTGGTGTACATCCCGCCCTTGACGCGAACCTCGTCACCCTCGGAGAACTGAGGCTCCTCCACGGGCTGTGCTTCGTTGGCCAGGTTGGGTGCATCGCTGCTCATGCGATCACCCCGCCAGCCCGGTCAGCTTCCAGGTCGCGAACGGGTTGGTCACGTACATGACCGGCCGCACGCTCGCCTGGACCCAGGTGCGCTCTGTCTTCTCCTCACGCCACGTCTCGGTGCCGAGGGGCTTCTCGACCCGCAGCTCACCGACGTTGCCTGCCTCGAACACGAGCGCCGTCCCGGCGGGCTGACGGTTGCTGACGTAGTGACCGGCCGGGTAGTACAGGTTCAGGACGGCTTCCCAGTCCTGTCCGTAGATCAGCCCGAGTCGGTACGCCTCCTGCGGGTTCAGGATGATGTAGTTGACGTTGTTGCCCAACTCCTCCTGATCCTCCAGCAGCTGGATCTTGGCGAAGTCAGCGATGGGCTGCTGCGCCAGCGGAGTCGGGGATGTGCCCTGGATGTTGACGTTCGTCCAGTTGTTCCCGGGGACCACGTGGGTCGGGTAGCTCGTGAAGTTGGCGTTCACGACGACCACGGCCACCTGGTTGAGCTTCCGAACGATCGTGTTCGTCAGCTTCCTGATCTCCATCGTGAACTTGGCGGAGGAGTTTCTGTCCCTCGCCTCGTCCGTGATGAAGACCTTCCCACCCCACTTCTCGACTTCCGCCATCTTGGGGATGGGCATGCTCGACGTAACGATCGGGTACTCACTGCCGGGCTGAACCCGCTGAACGTCACGGTCCGAGTAGATGTCGTTCTCGTCCGGCACGTCGTAGATGACAGCGCCACCCGTCACCCCGCCTGCTGACGTGAAGATGATGTCCAGTAGCCAGCGTTGGAGCGACATGTCCTGGATCATCCGCGTGATCCGCGTCGGCTGTTCGAGCATGTTCTCGACGCTGATCGTCCCGTCGGCACCGATGGTCGGTGGCCCGAGCGGGTATGCGGAGGAGGAAGTCTGGGGAGTTGCCGCGCGAATCACGCGACCTCCCCGATCAAGAATCTGAGTCATTTCACCTCCTCCTAGTAGAGCAGCACGGCGGCGAAGTTGTTCGCGCCCGCTGAGAAGTTTCGCATGTTCATGCCGACCGCCTTGCCGGTCGTCAGCGCGACGACCTCACCGTTGGCGTCTGTCTCGACTTCGACGCCTGGTGCGAGTGCCGCGGCTGCCGCCGCCTTGATCGGAACGCACATGCCCGGACCACGGAAGATCGTGACGAACTTGTTGATCGCGCAGTCCCACCCGGCGACGCCGAAGATGTGCGCACCGGCGGCAGGCTTCTTGACCCACACGTTGGAGTCGTCGGAAGTGCCGCTGAGGTCCGCCTGAGACTGGAAGTTCGTCTTGGCGGGGTCGATCACGACACACCGCATCCCGAGAAGGGCCACGGACGCCTGCGCCGTGATTTCTGCCCCGGGCTCGAAGTATGGGACGAGTTGGTTCAGGTTGCTCACGACACGACCTCCTGCTTCCGTGCCGCGTTGACCCTCGCCCGCTCATCCGGGGAGAGCCAGCTGACCGGGTAGGAGTCGTCGTGACCGGAGACGCCGGCATCGACGGTCGCCTGACCGACCAACTCGACGGGGATCACACCGGCCTGGAGTTCGTCCAGGAGTGCTGCGGTGCCTTCCTCGTCGGCGGACATGAGCTTCTCGTAGTGTTCGCGGCGCGAGGGCGGGATCTTGCCGGCCGCGATGGCCGCCTTGACCCTCCCCTTCCGCCTTGCCGTGATCTGCTGCTCGCGGGCCTCGCGACCCAGACGGGCATCCTCCTGAAGCTGCCGGAAGGCGGCGGCGTCCACGGTCGTGGTTGAGGGGGCGGCGGGCTCGGCAGGCGGGGTTTCCGTCTCCGTGTCTCCGTCGTCACCCTCATCCTCGTCCTCGGACTCCTCATCGGGGTCTGGCGCCGGGGGAGGCGGTGCCTCTGTCCCGTCGTCAGCCTTGAGAGTCTTCAGACGCTCCTTGACCTCTTCATCAGAGGCGGACTCCGGCAGACCGATTGCGGCCCGGAGTTCCTTCGGTGTCATTCGACCTCCTCTCGTGCTTGGTCGGCTCTGGGCCGCTGTCTTCCAGGAGCTTGCTGCGATCGGCTCCTGCTCTTCTGATGGGGCGTCCGTGAACTGCTCGTAGACCTTGATGGCCTCCGCGAACGTCACATCATTCCCATCTGCGGTGAACGGGACCCGGTACAACTCACCGGATTCCTCGTCCTCCATGATGAGCTCGTTGGGGTCGATGCGCACCGACCGGATCCACCACCAGTAGCGATCACCGGTGGCAACCTGCTCGTACGCCTGCCGCCTGACGAAGTCAACATCGACTTGCGCCCTCACGCCCCTGGCAGCAGCGATTTGGAAATTGCCTTCCTCCGTCACCGTCACCTCTGGGTTCGTGAGGATCGCCTGAAGATCGTCTAGTGATGCGACTCCAGGCATTTCGACGCCAAGTAGGGCCACCGCATCTATCGCGAGGCCGTACGTCTTGCCGGCGTTCGACTTGTAGCCCTGCTGCCCCTCGATTGATCGAGACGGGTAGGCAGAGGGCAGGATTCCCGCGAGCCAATCGGGAACATTGATGATGTCGGCAAATAGCTCTTGGCCGTAGTTGCCGACACGAAGATTGGAGAACTGCCCGAACGCGGGCTCGCCAGAGTCCGTACCGTCTGACGCCTGCCACCCACCAGCAACGTGGCCCAACTTTAGACGAGGGGTTCGGTAAGTTGGGTCGTCGTTGGCGAGTGAACAGGCGTCCCTCAGATCCTGCTCCGTGAAGGTGGCAGGACCCGTCGAGAGCATGTACTCCACCCCGGTGGCGCAAATGGGTACATTTTGGACGGTAACGAGAGTCATTCTTTGTGTTCAGCCTCGGGAGGAGGAACTTGGCCAGGAGGGGGATCGGCAGGCTCAGGGAACTCGATGGAGCAATTGAGGGCCGGGCCAGGCTCAAGGATCGCCCCGTACTCTAGCCCTAGGGCATCCATCTGCTCCTGCGTCGCAGCGTACACAAACATCATGAGTACGACGCGATTGCCGTCAATCTCCACACCCTTGAGAACAGCGGGGAAGAAGATTGAATCTGGAGTGGAGGCTTTCTCGGTCATGGCTTGATGTAGAACTTCCACTCCGAGATCAGAGAGGACTGGGCACCCTTCTCGGCCTTGGCCCGGATGTAGTGCGGACCGGGGTCAAGGGACGATCCGAGGTTGACCGTCAACGGGGATGCGAAGGCGGGAGACCAGACACCACCATCGAGACTGGTCCTGATGTTCGCACCCTTGCTGTCGAAGATGAAGCTCACGGGGTCGCCCGCCTTGAACGGACCGTAGGGCTCCACCTGCGGCATGCGCGTGTGTAGGGGTGGGATTCCGGTCTGGGTGCTCATGCCGCTACCGCCTCCTCTTGGAGCGTTTGCTTGATCCGTTCACCGAGCCATTGAGCGACTCGGGGTACAACTGCATTGCCGATCGCTTTGACCCTGTCCTGGTCCATCCCGCTGGCAACCCCATCAGCCACTCGGAGAACCCTGGGGTGAGGCCATCTGCGTACTCTGCCGCTAGTACCTCGGCGATGTCCGCTCCCCCAAGTTTCTTCCTTTTGCTGTAATACTTCTTCAAAGCCGCCTCGGAGAACCCCATGCGCATGGCATCCGAGGCCACTGGGGTAGGCCACGAGGTAGACTCTATCACGCTGGTGAGGGGCGCCAAGGTATCCCGCTGGTATGCAGTCCCATTCCGCATCATACCCGCTCTCGGCCAGCGCCCCGAGTACCGCTCCAAAATGCCAGTCAAGAAGCCCTGGAACACTCTCCAAGAGCACGAATCGAGGTCGTATCTCGCGAACCACTTCAATGGCCCGCATCCACATCCAACCATCGTCTGTGCCATCACCGAGCGGGTTGTTACGATGGGCACGCGAAACGAACTGACAGGGTGGGGAGAGTACGAGGAGAGTGACGAGCGGGGGCTGATGAACCTCACCCACGTCTTTGTATATGGGGGCGTCAAACCGCTCGCTAAGGATTCTGCGGCAGAATCCGTCCGACTCGCATAGCCATTTGGGAACCCATCCGGCCATAACGAGTCCCAAGTCCATGCCCCCGATTCCGGAGAATAGTGATCCGAAGGTGAGCTCATCGGGTGACAAAGATCAGCGTCCCTCGACAGCGTGGACCTGCGACACATCCGACGTACTGCCCGGTCGGATAGTCAGCGAGGCCCTCCTCCATGGAGACGTACTGCTTGCCGTCATTCTGGGCGCAGAAGGTGCAGGTATTTGCGTCCATGATCTCGCTCGCGTAGACGTGGAAGCTACCCGCGTCCTGCCCATAGACCGCGTAGCGCCCAGCGTTTTGCGCCGAAGTAAGAGCAGACCCTAGTGTCTCCTCAAGGTAGGCGTCACTGAGCTTGCTCCCCCAGGAGCGTACCGCATCACTCGCGGTTTGTCCCGTTCCGCTGTTCGCAGCGACGCGCGATGCGGACGCTCCTAGGGACCTTGCAATGATGCCCACGGTTGCCGTCGCCTGGCCTCTCATCGAGAGTTCGCCTGGACGGGGTAGTTGCTTCCCCTGAACCAGCAACTCGCCGAGGGCAGCATCCGTACCCGACGTTGCCACCTTGCTGAGGAGTTCGGCTAGGTCATCTTCACCTCCTGGAGTGGCCGAAATCTTGGCCAGCCCCTCGACCGTTTTTGCTTCGCCTGCGGCCAGGGCTAACTCTTCAATCTGCGCTGCGCGGACTGGTCCGAAGATGGCTACGGCTACTCTGACAGCCTCCTCCCACTCGCGTTGGAGACGATCGAAGTCTGCGCCGGACGCAGCCTCGACCATCGTCATCTGGCGACGGAAGCGAGTCTTGAGATCCAGAACGCCTGAGGATGCCTGCTTGTCGCTCGCGGGACGGGTGGCGGGCGGCTGATTGACATTCTCGTTGGGCTGCCCCTCCGGCGGCGTGTCGGGGCTGCCGTCAGCGGGCGGGAGTCCAAAGTCTTGCGGGTCAGGGCGCTCCCCCTTGAGCTGAATCAGGCCGTACTTGTCCCGGAGGAAGTTCTCAAGCTCCGTGTCGACCGTGATGATGTTCTGCCCGACCATCTGAGCGAGTTCGTGGGCAGAAAGCTCTGGGTCCTCGTCGCGCGTGAAGATGATCTTGGGCGGCTGCTCATCCTCGCCGTAGTTCCATTCTGTCCACGGGATCAGCAGGAACTCGTTCAGCGTGTCTGCGATGAAGTCGGCTACCGCGTCCTGCGCTTGCGAGAAGAACTTAACAAAGACCTCACCCAAGGCCTTTGATCCCGTCGTATCCCCGCCACCCCCGAGTTGGGTAAACATCTGGAGCATGAGCTTTGCCATCGCTTCGTCGTGATACCGAATGGATGCAAGGACATCGCTCACCGTTCCTGTGACGCCGACGAGTTCCAGGGACATGCCGAATGGTAGAGCGCCTCCCGAGGCCATCCCTGCCGCGTACTGCGAGGCTAGCTTTGCAGCTGCCTGACGTTGCTCCTCGGTGGCTCGCTCTGGGAGCCCAACGATGGGGATACCCATCCCGTTCCGCTCGTGTCGGATGGCATCCACACGAAGCAAACGGTCTTTGAGGAGCCAGGGCTGGTAGGCGCTTCGTAGCAAGCTACGGCCAAACCAGTTTGCACCCTCACGCTCAAAGGCGAACGGGACGAGACGCGCAAGCTCGATCTTTGGGGGCTCATATCCTTCATTTTGCTTGATCCATTCGAGCATCCCCTGGCGGTCGATTTTGATCGAGTTGATCGACTCAGGCATCCGCTCGCTCAGCGCGTCGAGGCGCCAAACGTCATCCTCGATGACACCATCCTTCTCCCAGAACATGTGGCCGTAGGGCAAGAAGAGCATGCAAGCCTGAAGGAACCTGTCCCAGTTAAACCTGTTCCGGCGGTCCTTCGGCATCCGCTTCCGGCCCTTGATGGGCAAGTGGAGGTCCTGCGCGACATCATTCGTGATCTTGGATCCACCCGGCTCAAGCAACCAAGTGAATCTTCGGATCGGCAATGTCATGCCCCGGAGCAGCCCCTCGACCTGTGGGTCAGACCGCATCTTCGTGAAGGTGCTGATGCTCTGGGGCCATTTGAGCGCGGCGACGTACTCACCGGCGTCGATGTTCCAGTCACCCCAGTCAGGGACCTTGAAGATCCCCGGGATGTTGTTGACGCTCTCGTCAGCGTGGACGTATCCAAGCTCGGTGGTCGGCTTGGTACTCACCAGACCGCCTCAAGCAGATCGTGCATGATCGCGGGTTCGTCGGCAGCGTGGTCTAGGACGCTAGTGTCAAGCTCCAGACCCGTCCAAGCGGCCATCATCGCTCCGTCGCCAGCGTCCGGGCTATGCGTCCGGAGCCGCTTCATGTAGTCCTCTTTGCTCTCGACCTCGATCTGCCCGCGACGGTTGACCCGCCACTTCATGCTCGTCAGCTGTGACATGAGCTCGTCGTCGTTCGGGTCCACGTCGATTTGCCCGAACTCGAACAACTCGCGGAAGTGCCAGTATGCCTCTGAGCGCAGATTCGCATATAGCGTGTTGCCCGCGGATCGCGCGGACGTGAAGCCGATCACGCTGTGACCCATTTCCCGGAGGCGGTCAACCACTCCAGCACCGACCCCTGTCTCGTCCACGACGGCAGGAACGAGACCACGGTGCCTCACGAGGTCAACCGCCACCCGGTTGGCCGTCTCCATCGTATCGGCATGGTGCATGCTCCACGCACGACGTAGATGGCCTGCGCGATACCTGTAGCACATCGTCCGGTCCTCACCAAACCGTGCGATATCCACTCCAAACTGCCCGGAGTGGCCCTCGGGGGACAGGCTGCGCTCGACGGCCTTGTCCCACCATTCGGGCTGGATGAGGCAATCCTCGCCCATAGATGGGAACTGGCCACGTACCTTCGACTGCCAAAGAGGCGATCCCTCGCCCCACCTCAACCTGCGCTCCTCGACCCACTCCTTGGAGAGCAGCAGGTCGTGAAGCTCCGCAGGAACCTTCTCGTTGGTGAAGTTGGGAGTCTTCAACCCATCGATGTGAATCACCTTCCAGCCTGACCCCCTGCGGCAGATCTGGGCGAAGTGACTGGTTGGTGAGTCCGGGTTGCCAATCGCCAGCATCCTTGCATTCCGGTTCGTCACCAGAGTGTCCACCGCGTCGTACAGGATCTTGGGAACCCCGTTGGCCTCGTCGATCACGACCAGGACGTACAGCTGGTGGATTCCCTGGAATGCCTCCGGGTCGTAGTCGGCAGGCTTGCGCCCGTACGCCACCAACTCGTCCCCATAGGCAGGACCCAGCCGCCACTTCGCGTCCAAAGTGACCCGGCCGACGAGGCCACCCTTGCGGTGAGCCCTGCCTATTTCCCGCCAAAGGATCGCATCGACCTGATGCGCCGTTGGGGCAGTCGTGACCACGAACGCCTGCCCTGGCGGGTGGGCGTCGATCCACCAACAACATAGCCGGGACGCCGTGTAGCTCTTACCACTGTCATGGCAAGAGGGCACCGCTACATAGCGTTCCCTGTTGACGGCTCGACTGATGGACCTTTGCTTCGACCACATGAACTCACCGAGGCGGTCACGGACCCAGGTGATCGGACTGTCCATGTAGGGAGAGTCCTTGGGGAACATCCGAGCAATGACGTGGTCGGCAACCCCCGAGCCGAGCGCGCCAATCGGAGCGGTCGCCATGTCTGTCGCGGCCCGCTCCTGCCTCTGCTGATTGCGGTAGGCCATTATGCCGCGATGTTCTCAGCGTGCTGGATCTGAGCGGCAGGGTCGCCGCCGACCTCCATCCGGCCGAGCACTTCCTCCAGAATGCGGGGCAGAGACTCGCGCTGCCGCTCCGTCAAGCGAAGGCGATCCGTGACCTCTATGATGGCATCCCCGACAATGCCCGCCATCCGCTCGACCATCCGGAGGTGGCTCTCGGACAAGCCTGAACGCATCGCCTCGTTGGACGCCTGCCGCATTTCTCTGAGCGCGGCCCGCCGCTCCTTGATGAGATCGCGGATGTCCTTGGAGTCGCCGTCGTCGTCGGCCAGCGTCTCCTCAATCAGCGCGTTGTAGTAGGCGACCTCGCCTGCTGTCATCCAGATGGCCCAGAGTGCCGCGTTGTGCGGCTCGATCTGGACCGGCTGGTCGGGGCGAGCGACGGGGCGGGTTGTCCCCATCGGCGCTAGTGCCGCTCCTGCCCGGGTTAGCGACTGGTGGGGCTCGCCGCCGTGTCGGTGACAGAACCCCGTCCCAAGATGGCTAGTGCCCTCTCCTGCGGGCCGGGTACACTTGCCCCCTCGATCTTTGGGGGCGTCGCACTTGGCCCTGTAGAGCTTCTTCGTGCGGGATTTGTAGTCCGTGAACCCGATGGGTAGGGAGTCTACCCTATCGCAAGCCTCGCGTAAAGGGGCGCATTTCGGGCCACTGAAAACCCGCTAGGCGACCGGCTTCGGGAGGAGGGCCGTCAAATCGACTGTCTTTACGGGCCTCGTACGTTTCCTAACAATGCCTCGGAATCCAAGCTTCCTTGCCTGAACTACAGCGTGCCGTGTGGCGTCGCGGGCATGTTCTTGCCCTATTATGTACAACCCGCTGAGCTTCAGGTGCTCGTTGGTAACCATCGACTTCTCAGAGGGTTGCGCCCAGTGGATAGCAGGGCTGTGAGAGGGTCCGAAGCCAAGGTGTTCGTACCATTCTTGCTCGGCCTTCCTCATCCCCTCGAACGCAGCGGAGATATAGATTGGAGCGAGAGCCTTTCGGCCGCCAGTGCCTGAGGAGGGGCCGGGGAGGTAGTCCTCAACAACGAGGTAGTGGTTCAGGTGAGGGATCGAGTGCTCGTAGAACGCTGTATCCCGGAACGCTCGCCACAGCCGGTTGAGGGTCCGGGCCTGGCGCACGTAAGGAGCTAAGAAGTGCTCCTTGTTGCGGGGTTTGTAGTCCGTGATCTGTAGGTGGGACCGGGCGATCCAGGGCGGCTTCTTCTCGCTGTCGAGGATCCAAAATGTGATCCCGGTTGTGTTACCCGGGTCAATACTCATGATCGCCGCTCTCACTAGTTGTCCACCTTGTCAATCCAAGCGCGGGCGGACTCGACCGCAAGGTGGTAGGTCGCCGTCTCGTCAACCCCCTCAGGGACTTGTTCGTACGCGCGGGATTGGAAGTGGATGGTTCCGTCCTCGTACGTCAGCCGGTACACTTCTGCCATCCGCGAGCCGTCTTGGCTCCGAAGGACGTTGGCCAGTATCTCATTTGTCGTCGTTCTCATTTCTTGGCATCCTCCAGTTTGTCCAATCGGTCAAAGTAGTTTGGCTTCTCCTGCAAGTGACCGCTACGGAGCAGGAGGAGCAGACCCATGATGTAGGCGTATCTGCCAGCGGTTATCCCCGTGACTGACGGGTACCCAAACAAGTCCTCAGTCGGGAAGGGCGGGTCCTCAAGCCTGCTTAGTGCCGTCCATTGGAGGGGCTGATAGATCCTCTTGGTCGGGTTCTTCCGCTGCCATACCTTGTACATCAGGAAGTCTGTCTGCTCAGGAGTCGGAGCCCGCTCGATCCAGTACTTCCAACCTCCCTCGGCTTCGTCTTGTTGGTCGAGCCACTGGATGTAGTTCTCCGGGTTGTTCTTGAGGGCACGAGCGAGTCTCGTGTGACTCCGCGAACTGAACCGGGCAGATCCGTGAACTACGTTGTGCTTGGTAGGGGTAGTGGCAAGAGGGTCCGGCAAAAACAGAGGATGTCCCTCTGTGTGCTGGATCAGATGGAGAGCGGCCTTCTTGAGCCTGCCCCTATATGTGTAGACAACTGCCCTCTCTAGCTTCTTGTTCTTCCCAGCGACGGTTAGTGTTGCATACCCAAGCCCGTCATCACCCATGTAAATCGCCGTCGTAATGGTATGCATGTCCGGCTTGGGACGAGCCATGGGCTTCAGCTCATAGTCCCAAAGTGCATAGTCATTCCCATGCGTCACCTTCAGCTGCCCTATGTGAATAGAGTCGCTGTGGATCATCTTCTCACGCCTGGTTTTCCTAGCCATGGAGTAAGTATAGCGTGGGGAGGTTGCGAAGTAAAGCGTTGCATATGTTGCCCCTTACGCGCGGACGGGCGGCCTACGTGGCTGGGTAGTCTCGCGTAGGAGAAGTCTATATCAAACTTTTATACTGTAAACTTGAGAGTACGTTCGCGTGGTGTGCGTGGCGATGGGTTTTCTCGCGCGATAGAGTCCTGCAGGGACAGTGACCCGCCCGCCCTCGCGCGTAGGAGGGATGTTTTGGCACTGAAATAGGGGATCGCGTACTGCTATGTTCGTGATTTAGGGGGCAATCCAGTGTACGAACGTTCGCGCGTACGTGTGCATGGGTGAAATCCAGTGCCATAGTTCAGGTGCAGGCAGTTCGCGTACGATACTGGGGGAAAATCCTCCT